ACTGTTGATCTCTTTGTCTTATAAAGTAGTAATTCATATTCACACTGTATTTAACTGTATCTACTGTATACAGTAACGTATATTTAACTATATTGGTTATTATTATTAACATTTATTATGAATATTTATTTAAGTTTAATAGCTATTTTTTAACATTATTTAAAATAAAAATATATAAAAATTTTTTTTGGTGAAGAAATCTGTGTGTGAGAACCAGCAAAAATTCACACCCCTCTACCTTGTATCGGAGTGGAACACCCCTACGGGCTTGTATCTGTTGGGCTATTCCACGCAAGTAACAAGTAATCAAGAAAGGAGAAAAAAATCATGTTAAGCAAATTGATTTCGGCAGAAAAAAGAACTCGCACAAATGGAGAAGAGTTTTATGTGTGTACATTTAGTTACTCACAGGGAGCTAAGGACGCGCCTACATTCATTACGATTGGAGGTGTGAAAGTATTGAACCCGCAAGCGGCTGCAATACGCAACATTAATCTCGTTAAGTGTTTGTTTCCGACCGAGGATGAAACTGCGAAAGCATACAAGAAAAATCTTGACCGATTTATTAAGTGTATGGAGAGCGATTCAAAAACCTTTAAGACAAAGAAGGGAGCAGTTGTTAAATTATCTGATTGTGAATTTTCATTGCCACTAGTTTACAAGACCTTGCCGGTTAGTGAGGTTTTAGGTGTAAGTAAAATTTACTACGCTGATGCAAATGGCGAACAAAAGGAATTGACACAACTTAATGCAGTTGGATATTCACGTCTTGAGGTGATTGTCGATGAAAAGACGGGCGAAATTACTGATTATAAGGACTCAAACGAATGGGATAATGACCTTAACGGAGGCACTTATATTGAGGTAATTACAAGGAACGCAAATGCAAACATTGCTAACGGTTCATATTGGTATGAGAAACGTGTCAATAAACCAGAAGCAAATGAGAGTGTTAGTAATCCTGTTTCAGAACCTGAAGAAAATCAACAAGTTGATGATGATGACGATAACGAGTAAACTTAATATATAGCTCTTGCAGTTTAACTGTAGGAGCTACGGTTTACCGTTTCAAACCAATTGAGTCATCATTATAGCAACTTTCTAAACTTATTTTTATCAAAAAAACAACATATATGGATAAAAGACAAAAGAACAATTTGATGACAACTATAACATTAATTGTTGTACTTGGTCAATTTATTCTGTGGATAATATTATTATTGTTAGATAAAGTATGATAAAGTTTATAAATATTATTATGTAATAAAGTATAATGTTCTATTTGATTATATCAATTCAGTAGAGTTCCGTGTAGGTCTCTATGGAGCCAACCCAATTGAGATAATGAAAAACGATTTAAACGTACTTGAAAGGACTAATAAAATATTTAAGTTTAAACCATATTAAAATCAACATTATGAAAACAAGAAAACACTTTATCAGAAAGTATGAACTCTTAGCAAGATGTATTCAAACTAACTTAGAGTTATTTATACTACAATAGTAATGCAGCCATAGACAGTGGCAAGCCTGTAAATGCAGAGCCAACTACATGTAGTATTAGTATCATTGTAGTGTGTGGTACAAACGTGTAAGCACTATCTAAACTCAGTATAAAGGAGTTTTCACTATTTTAGATTTGAAAAATAGTTCTGAGCATCTGTCATTAGATGAACAAAGAGTGACAACGTAACTATGCGTAAATAGTAGGGGACAGCATTAGCTGTCCTCTTTATATGTTTAATCAATAAACTAAAAAAAGATATGACATTAGAACAATTTCAGAATCTTAAAATCGGCGACATAGTAGTAGCTAAATTAGTTAACTCAAAACAAAGTCGCGTTAACCCTGTTACTAATATTGACAGAGGAAATCTAAAACTACACATCGGTAAGAGTGGAAAATGGCGTAGCTATTTGCAATTTGAAGTATTAACTGCGGATTACGTAGTTAAATGGATCAAACGAAGAATAGATAGTAAATCATCTCCTCATTTTACCATTGAAGTTAAAAGTGATACTGAAGTAACATTTAAAGTTCATAAAAAAGTACAATTCAATCAATGAAAAAGTTAACAGAACAACAAAAAGTCAGAAGGCAAATATTATTTAATATGCCTTATTTATTGCTTACGTTTCTTATTAAAGAAAAAGTATTAGATAGCTTTTTAGACGGCAGTAGTAAATATGCTCACGATAAAAAAATAAACCTAGAACCATTTTATACAAAATTAAGAGTTCCTAGTATGGCAATTGAATGTACACTTATATGGAGACATACAAAAGAAGGACATCATTTTTGGCAAAAACTCAACAATAAGTATAAAAGTATATGGGAAATGAACGATTCTGGCGCATTGTTATTACTATCAGATTATTAGTATACTTACTAATATTATTAGCAGTAGTAATAGCAATAGTATTTGTAGCAAATAGTATTTAATCAATAAATAGTTATTATGCAAAAATTAATGTATTTTTTATTTGGACTCATAACTGCATTATTTGCAGCTGTGATGATTATTGAACATCAAGGAATATATTTCTTTGATGAAGAAGTGTACGGACTGTTATATACCGATTATTGGAATTATTGGTATTACTCTAAAGTAGTGATAATCGCACTATTTATATTCTGCGTATTATCTTTTGTATATACACTTGGTAGTGGATATAAAGATAAAGACGATGGATACAAAGAAATCAAACCAAGCTGATTTAGCAGATATATGGTGGGATAAGTTTGAAAATTGGTATGAAACACATCCAGTAACAAGAGTGTTAATTGTAATAGATGCAATATTAATAGCATTTATATACTTAGTATTAACTTAAAAACATTTATCAAAAATGAAAAACAAATATGTATTTTGGCTAATCGCAGCAATAGTAGCATTAGCAATTTTTATCAGTTGTGCAAGACCTCGTAGTCCTAAAGAAAAACAAATCCCTGAAACGGACACAATTGAACAAGTAGTAGCACCAACAGTACAAGAAGTGTTACAATGGCGTGAGAATTTGAGATTAGACAAGTATGTAGATAGTGTGTTTTTGGTTATGCCAGAACAAGTACTAACTCAAATACTTGTAACTAAAGGTACAGATTTATCAAATCATGAAATTGTTTCTATTTATATTAGTAATAAAGACTTTTATGATAAATTAATAAAGAGGAGTATGGATATACAAAAAGAATATATACCAGATAGTATGCCAAGGTCCTCATTACCACAACTTAATAGTGACTCAATTCATGAAGCCGTTAACTATTAAATTAAACAAGGTTACTTCAGTCTGTGAAGATAGAAGTAATCGTTTTTACTGTGAGAATCAGTGACAAACATGTGGGGCTTATATCTAATCATTTTAGATGACAGTATTACTGCCGTCTGAAGGTAGGTGAAGGAGATTAGTATTAGTGCAGACGTTAAAATCATGTACTCCAATAAGATTAGTTTGACAGCTATATCTGCTTATGAGTTAAAACTAAGTGAGAGTCATTTTAATTAGTATTTCAATTAAGCTGTATTAGTGTAGAAGTTACGCAACGATGTGAATCGTCAAGCCTGCAATATACTGCAATATATTGTATAAACTGTTACATGCCTTCTTTATTTACTGTAAGCGTACAGTAGAAAATGTGTGTTAATATATAATTAAGATTGATAAAACCATCTAGTTGCAGCTAGACGTCCTCAAAATATTGTATAATTAAAACTATTAAATATGAAAGAATGAATATTTTTAAGAAAATCAAACTGAAAATCAGTAGTTACAGAAGGCTAAAAGCCTATCATAGTAACATCAAGCGACTTGCTGAATTAGAATTATTAGATAATCCTAAACGGCAGAAAGAAGTTGCATTACGTTCACAATGTTTAATTCATGGGCACAAATGGAAAAATGAGCCTAATAACAATGAATTAAATATTCCTATTACTAAAAGAACTTACTGTGAAAGATGTGGTAAGTACTATAGTCAAGAAATTTATAAACAACTTTAAATTCATATCAAATGAAATCTTTAAACTTTGTAATTATTGGAATTCCTGCATCAATCAATCAGGAAAGTATTGTAACAGCAGTAGCTCTTATGGCTAAAAAACTTGGTTTATCAGAAGTACATACAGAAATACTTGAAACAAGTAAATTTGTAACTAGTTCTTCAAATAAACAAATGATTGAAAACATCTTAAAAGACGTTATTACTGTGTGTACAGCAGCTGGTCTAATGAATATTGCTGCAATCAATGCTAACTTTTGGAAATTGATTGAAGATGGTAAATTAACTCGACCACAAATTGAGATGATGCTGGATGAAAAAGAAGTTACAATTGAGTATCTCAACAAAAAGGGATGTGCTTATATCTTTGATCTTTTAGTACAAGCAATTAGAGTGTTATAATTATGGGAAAGACCTATAAAGAATCTCATTTTCCAGGTTCTAAGCAATCAGGAAAAGCAGCTGAATATCAGTCTAAAAAGAGAGTTAGACATTCTAAAATGCAACCGTATAAAAGGGAAAGAGCTATTGTTTAACTAAGAATTACTAATTAAGTAGTTATGATAGAATCCAATCAACACAGAAGGTTATAACGCCAGACCCCTAAAGGTGATTAATACCTACGGACTATACAACGGTCAACCTCAATAAGGTCAGGAGAAGGAAAAGGGCTAGCTATCAAATAAGGCGTACAAATAGATAGTATAACTTTCTAATTTTTAACATTATGTATACAAAAAAAGAATTAAAAAAGAAAACAAAAGAAGAACTAATAAGTATTATCATTAAAATGCAAATAGATATCAAAGAAGAAAGAGATGAAATCTATCGCAGAAGCTTATTAGATACTTTTTAAGATTAATTCATTCACTTAAATAAATCAATTATTAACAATTAAAAATCAAAAAATTATGAAGAATTTTATGAAATTAACTGCAATTATGTTAGGTGTAGCAATGTTACGTGACAAAGCAACTGATGAAAATTACAACTTTGAAGCTGGTATGAAAAAACAAGAAGAAAAAGACGGTAAAGTTGAAGCATCAGCAGCTACTGAAGCAAAGAAACAGATCCAACAAGAACAACTTGAACGTGAATCTCGTGAAGTAAAACGTAGAATTCAGGATTGTGAAAAAGCTGTTTCTAGAGCAGAAAGATACGGACGTTTTGCATCAAAACACAAGAACATTATGAAAGACTTTTCTGAAGGACTGAAGAAAGCTCAAGCTGAATTTGAATCTACAGGTGATTACAAAGCTTGGGACAAAAAGTATTCAGAACTTACAGACAAGAAAGATGACGCTATCGTAAAAGCGAAAGAAGAAATCTTTGGTTCAAGATACGAAAATATCTATCTTTAATCAACATCCAAATTCTAAATGCTTTTATGCTAAATAGAATAAATGTGAACCCTGCAAACTATATAAGTCGCATTGTCGCATTGAGGAGTTCGGGGCAACATGAACTGAATTGACAGTTCTATTCAATGCTTTTATGCTAGTAATAGGATATTATGCCTACTGATCATGTGCTATAAATAGATCATTCTTTATTTAAATGCTTTTATGCTAACAAATAGAGGATAGTCTCATAGACGAAAAACAGTAAGTATATCAAAATACATATACATATCGTACTTTTATGTCTATATTTCAATCGAGTCTCTAGCTTGCTAGATGAGCACTTGGTATAATATGTATTCTGTCAAAGACTATAAATTCTAAAGTAATAGCAGCTTTATGCTATTATATACTAGATTTAATGCTTTTATGCTCATAATCAACAGTGTATACTATTACTTTAGAATTACATATTAAGTATAGAGAGTTTGATCGCTCTCTATACTACTAAAAGAGTATATTGCACTATTATATCAACCCAATGATATATGAAAACTCGTGTATGATGTATATCTCTCTAATTGAGGCGTTATCCGGTCTGCCAGGATATGAAGGCGCAGAGGTGTGCAAAACTCTTTATATTTACAACTTAAAATTATTTATCATGAGCTATATTGCAGCAGATATGTGGGGTGAACATCTATTCTATAATAAACCTGTTAGATATGTTCATGAAACAACAAAAAGAAGTTGGTGGATAGATCCAAAACATAATAATTCTATTAGTGTACCAATAGGTACGGCTAAACTATTTAATGATGCAGGATTCTTATATACTCATTATGTACCATTTGATAAAAGAAATATGTGTTTTGGAGATAATCCTATAGAAATAAAAGTATATTGACTGTTAGGTCATTGGATGAATCGTTTGGACACGGGTTTGTGAAATTCGGACCCCTTAGATAGAAATATCTATTGAATCATCGGATGAATTCAGGGAAAACTAAATAAAAAATGCTCAGAAATAACATTTTTTACATGTCAATCCTGAGCTAAGCTTAGAGTACACTCTAAGAAAGTGCAGAGACTACTGGAGGAATACAGTTTCCTTAATAACCAGCAAGAGCGTCCGACACCTTAAGCAGCAACGCAAGGTGATGATATAGTCCCTTCTGAATAGAAATGTTCAGCAATATATTTACACATTAACCGTGTATCTGAATCAGACATAGTGTTTTTCATATAGTTAATACATGTAGAAACAAATTGAATATTTCCAGGAATATATCCTTCAGAACTGTCAATTCTATCTACTGATGCTGTATAAATAGGGTTATTATGATTCTTTTTATATGTTGGAATATTTAATTTTATTCCGCTATATGGACAAATTCCATTTTGTTTATCCCATTGCGCTTGTAAATCAGAAAGAGTTAAAGTGCATTCTTTATATCTTTTTCTACAGTTACGTAAAAAATATGAAAATATTTTTTCTGGATATCTCACATAATATGTATTATTAAGATTTAGCAAAAGCTGTTTATTCTTTTCAGAATTTGAATAATCTTTCATTGCTTGTGTGCGATTATTACTTAAAAATTTCATTGCACAAGAACGAGAACAAAAACTATGTCTACCAAATTTTTGGTTACGATTGTATTCAGATAATGGTTTTTCATAACTACGTCCACAACAATCACAATTTAATGTAATTAACTTTCTATGTTGTTTATATTTCATAATTTTAAATATTAGTTATACAAACATAACGTAAAAGTGTGGATATAGTTATAAATATTGTAAACATTAAGACGACTCCCGTATGCTCCACAAAAGGTTTCCAGAGTAATGTTGCCTTAAAACGATGCTTAGTTTGATAGTAGAGCTTAAAACTATATATGGTGAAGGAACATCACATGAAAATGACTTAATATTAGGTAGCTCCAACCGAATCTCTAGTTTAAAGAAAAACGAAGATTATGCCTGAAAATTGCTACAGCAACGAATATATGGACGGAGAATGGGGCATTATGGTTTTGACAGCGAGGATGAAAATGAATAGGTCAATAACGTCAGAAATGACAAATCTTTTGTAACAGACTATACTCGTATTGCAGCGTAATACGATTAGTCAACGGCTAAGCTAATGTCGTAAAAAGCAGGTTACGGATCGTGCAAATGGATAGACACAAGTAGATAATACTGAAAAGTGCGGGTTCGAGTCCCGCTCCGTAAACAAATATTAACAAAAATTAAAAACAAAAAAGTATGAGTATATTAAATTTATTAAAGGAAAAGACTCCTGATGAAAAACAGAACTTTTTAAATTCTATAAGATCTAAAGCATCTTCTAAATTAAAAAATACAGATGATAATAAAATATTAGATGTAATAAGTATAGTAGATGCATTTAATTCATCTTTATCTATCAATAGTTTAGTAGAACAATCTTCATGTGTTCCTAAACAAAATATAGTTTTACCTACAGAAATATTAGGTCAAGGTGTAGATCAGATACCTTTACAAAAAATATGATATTATCAGAGCAAAAATAGGTCAATGTGCACATTATGGAGTAATCTATAAAATAGATACTGAGCTAAACATTGCTTGGGTAGTAAGTATAACTAGTGATATTACTTTAGATAATTTAATTCCTATTAAAAAGAGTAGATTATTTAAAACATTTTTTGTAGCTTATTTTCATCCTATATTCTTAAATAAAAATAATTATACTTTTTGTAATGTTTTTGATAATAAAGAAGAATTTGATGAAGCTGTAAGAATCATTAAAAAGTATTATAAAACAAATTTTAGAGTATGAAAATAGATTATAACAAAACAGAAATTATACCTTTAGATTATAATAAAAATAATAAAGGTTTATGACTAGCAGTTAAAAAGAATAATAAATATATTCTGAGATTACTAGCTATATTTGAAACGGCTCTCATTGAACAAATCAAAATAAGTAACAGAGATTTGTTTGATTACAATGTATTTTGTAGTTTAAAAGAAGCATTATTAGATTATGATTTTACTTTAACTAAAAAGAATTATAATCAATTAGATGCTTTAGCTTCAATAAATGAAAAGAAACATTATGAACAATACTTAAAAACATTTTGTAGATGAAAAAGACTTTAAATCAATTAAAGGCAAGTAGAAGGAACTTATCTCTTATGCTTTTAGCAGGTATGATTACTAATCTAAAACATATTAAATACTTTGTCAAGGATACAGAAGTAATAATAAGAATAGATACTCTATTGACAGCTATAGAAAGACTTCAGTCTTCAATTAAAGAAACTACTTATGAATCGTGGTCGGCATAAAAAGGGTAAAGAAAAAGAATTCAATACTCAAGCAGAAATCTTAGGTACTATACGAAAAGAACTTCGTATATTGTTAGCAATATATGAAAGTCAATCATTATATAATATGAAAGATTATTTTGCAAAAGCGTGGATTAGTAGTAATGATGGAAGAAACTATCATAGTGTAGTTGCATGGTATATTAACGGTACGTATTATCTTGATGATTTTATATGTAGAGTTAAAGTAGCACTTGATGAAGCAACTATTAAAAATAGTATTTATACAATTAAGTTTGAATTTGGACATAATACAAAAATATTTAAATATAAACATGAATAAAAAAGGCTTAAGAGGTTTTATTAGGAATAGATTGCCTAAGACTTGGGAAATTGTTCTTACAAGAGAACGTAAACTTACTGCGTTCATTGAGTATGTATATGAAGCAACTCCATCAGTAATGAAGGGAGGTAGAGGTTGGCGACGTGGTGTACATAACATTTCAGTCGGATTCAATAGATGCAAAATCTATGAAATGTTTCAAGCTGAAAGAAGTAAAGAAGGCTTGATATATTGGGTAGGCATCTATAATAAAATTAAAGATCTTGAACATCAAATGAATTAACATGGAAATTGTTCAATATGTTCGCTGGACTGAACCAGGAGAGCGAGAAAGACTACAAGAAGTAATGCAGCAATGCAGTGGAGAAATGGAATTTAGAAAGAAAGTAGCTTCTGAATTCAACATTAGTCCAATGGATGCAGCAGTTGTAGTAAAAAGATTCAAAAATGAATTTATCAAAAGACTTAAAACAAAAGGATTATGTTAAAAGCAGGTATGTGGATCGCACAAGGTCCGGAAACTAATGTATTACTCTTATTAAGTGGAGTAGAACCATTATTAGAAGTAGTAGGTGCAATTGATCTTAATTACTTTAAACAGAATGGTAAAGCTAAAGATCTTACTAAAGACAGTCCTGAAGTAGTAGATATTATGATGTATCCTGAAAAGTATACATTTGCATTACCGTCTATTACTGAGGTAGTTGATAATGTAGGTATTGGTGATTTACAGACTCTAGAAGGCTTAGGAGAAGATTCTAGAAAAGATAAAATCATCGAAGAAGGTATTGCTTACTATAAATCAACTTTACCATTATATGGTGTAGAACCAGCTAAAGTAAGAACTAGACTGCATTTAAAGAAGAAATACAGCCTAAAAATGTCTCAAGCTAACTATGTATTTACTGTAATTTGTAAAGCACTTAACAGAGAACCATAATGAGCGATTTTAAGAGACTTATTGAAGCACTCAATGCTGAATTAGAGGAACCTTATAGGTTTACTTTAGACAAGATTATATCTTCTGCAAATTTTGATACTAAAGTATTAGGATATGCAGATAGTGTATTGGATGATTGGGCAAATATACCACCTAATTTAAAATCTAAGATAGTTACTAGTAACACTTGTCTAAGTATCAATAAGTGGATAAATAGAAGACTGTGGATGGATATTCTTAATAATCTGTTAGAAGATAAAATATTAAGTCTTCAGACTAGATTAGTAAGAGTAAGGATTGCTATTAATATGTCATTGAAAATGGCATATCCTCTCAATGAAGAAGAGAAAGAAGAATGGAGAGAACATATCTCAGATGTATTCTATAAAAGATGTCTAGCAGTAAATAATTATTATTGCAAAGAAATTATAAAACTTCCCTTCTGAATTTAAGGATTGTAGTTATTGGGTTAACTACAATCCACTAAAGTTTAGCTATATGACACAAGAAATTATAGATCTAGTAGAGCAAGCTAAACAAGGTTCTCAAAAAGCATTTAGTAAGTTATACTATAAGTATAAAACTGATATTTGGTACACTATTATGGGTGTAGTTAAGAATACAGATGTTGCTGATGATTTAACATCAGTAGTATTTACTAAAGCTTATGAGAAATTATCTATGTATACTCAACATATTTCATTTAATATGTGGTTAAAGACTATTGCTGTTAATGCATCAATAGACTATATACGTAGAAACAAAAAAGAGCAATTAAATAACTATGTTGATGAGGATGAAAATCCAATTCAACTATCTGCTTTAGAGAGAAGTCCTGAAGAAGATTTAATTCTAAAGGAAAAATTAGATATAGTCTTACAAGCTATACCTACTCTTAAAAAGAAATATAGAGATTTAATTAATGCTCGTATAGATGGTATGTCTTATAAAGAGATAGCCAGTAAGCTTGCAATGAATGAATTAGCTGTAAAAGGTGATTTAAACAAAGCAAGACAAAAACTTAAACAGAAAACAGATTATTAACAAATACTTTCAACAATATGACTAGTTTTTGTTTACTCCTTTTAGGAGCATTAGCATCTTTTATCATTTCTAGAATGTGTAAAAGTGCTAGTTTGTACGTATTCTTAGTATGCGTACTTTTACTAGGCTTTGTTGTAGGTACTGGAGTAAAAAAGGTAGTTGCAAATACCTCAGATACTCCTTCTCAAGAGTTAGTTGTTACTATGGCTCCTAATCCCACATCTCAAGGTTCTACTGCTTTTGTAGGGACAGTAGATAACCAATCTTACGAAATGGGTCAGGAAGACGGAGGTGAGACGTTAGTAACAACTGATAGAGAAGATATACCTACTATGCCTAACAATGCAGAGATAGAAGATGACAGTTGACTACACTTAATTTCATAATTTAAGTGTATTAATTGTTAAGTTATTAATTTATTTAAAACATAATCAATATGGCAAAAAGAAATAAAGGTGGAAAGACTCCAAGTGCAAAAGCAGCAAGAAATTTAGAAGCTTTGAAAAAAGCTAAAGAAGCAGTAGAAGCTCCAGCTAAAGTAGAAACAACAAAAGTAGAAGATTCTAAACCAGAAGAAAAGAAGCCTGAAGAGAAACCAGCTGAACGAAAGAAAGGTGGTGTCTATCAGACTCCAATGGGTAAATCAGCATATGAAACTCATATGTTGTGCACAAAATCACCGTATATGAGTCTACTTTCTCTTAAGATTGAGAAAGACAGTAAAGGCATTGAAAATATCAAAGCCGAGTGGAAGAACAATGAAACTAGTGAAACTACTAGTGTTCTCTTCCCAGTATCTAATGTAAAGGAGGGAGACGGAATTGACGTCAAACGGATTAAGGAAGGAATTAAGAATCCTATTCCTGCTGAAGTTCCTGAAACTAAGCCAGTTGAGGAGCCAAAGAAGGAAGATCCTAAATCTACACCTACTGAAAAGAAACCTAAACAGCAGAAGCCAAAGAAGGAAAAAATAGAAGAAGTAGAAGCTGAAGAAATTGACATCAGCAATGCTCCAACTATTAAACCAGCAGCAGCTCCTGCGCCTAATATCGTAACTCAAAACAGTGACAGAATTGATGCAAATCATTCAGTAGATCTGATGAACGCAATTCTGAAACGCCGTGAAGAGATTAAAGATGATCGGGCAATGTATCAAGCAACAGGAAAACAGGCAGACCTTATGATGTTTGTATTAATTCAGAAATGGAACGACCAGTTCAAGAATGATGCAAAAGAACAAGGTTTTACTGTGAACGAAGAAATGTTTGCATATTTGAATGAAACAGCTTCTTTGTTCCTCGGTGTTAATTTGCTTCCTAGCAAAACATCTGATGGACAGCTTGAGATTAACTTCAAAGATGCTGTCGCAAAGACAAATCCTGAAATGCAGAAAGCTTTAGAACAAGATGCTAAAGTTCCGCAAACTCAGGAAATGCCAAAACCCGAAGAATGTGTTACCGATGAACAGAAAGTAGCGGCAATGTGTACTATTATGAACATGCGGCACAAGCAGAAATCAGGAGGTATAGGTAAGAATGTAGCAAATATGATTGAATTTGCACGGGAAGCCTATAAGCTTGATAAAAATGCAGAACCAGCACAAGTATTAGCAACTGTATTGCTTAAGATGAAAGAAGCAGGACGGAATGCTACATTGCTTGAGGGTTGTGCAAATGCTATTTGGGGTAACCTAACAGGTAATTTGTCAGTTTTAGCATCTCATGCTTGGCTTAAGAATCAATTAACAACATACAACGATGCGCAAGTTGCTAATGTTGTGAAAGGATTCTTAGCTAAGAAGATTACTGATGAAACTGCAAAAAACAATAATTACGAAGAAGAAGCAAAACGGTATTCTCAATTAATTAGTGGAACTAACGACGATCTGATCAATCGTATTATTACTTCTGCTAATAACGAAGGTAAAGATGAAGACAAACTTGTATATCCGGAAATCAAGGGTCTAAATCTTAAAGGTAAACACATTTCAGCAATAAAGACTATAAACAATCTGCGGATTGCTTATGGAGCAGAAATGAATGATAAGATGTTGAAACAAGTAATGCAGAAAGTATCTAGCTTGTACACATCAACCTCTTTGAATCCTCTTACTTTCTATATTGAGAAATCTGCGTATGCTACTAAAAAGTAACAACTAACGCATTATCAAAATGAGTAAAAAACCAACAGTTTTATTTACGCTAGCAATGCTAGCTTTCGGTGGATATATAGGATTTGTAACTAACTATACGAATACTGCCACCGCACATGAGTATGTGATTCCGAAGTTCACAGATGTACCTCGGACAAAAGACTTTAATATTGATATTAATTTGAACAATAACGCTATAAAATTAAATGGACAAAGCAACCCAGAACAAAATATCAATGTTGAAATCAAAAAGAAAGACAGTATCATCTATCTAACTTCTGTTGTAGAGAAGGAAGTACCTAAATACATTAAGGTAAGAGAACTGCCATCAGTTAAAGAGAATAAAACCACTTGTACGGATATTCTCCAAAGACTGAAAAACAACAATCAGAGAAGATGAATCTGAGTCGCAACTAGAACAGCCAATGCGATTATAGAGCTATAATGGTGTATATCTAGAGATATCTAAATCAAAGGATTAGAAAGTAAATGGTTAGATTACTTTCTTAAAATTAAGATAGTACAGAATATTAGTAGGAATAGAGTATAGCTACAACTATAGGCTATTACTGAAAGTATAATAACTTATTGTGTTTATATACTATCTATAAACTGAAGAGACAATAAGATAGAGGGAGAGCGTGTACAACCCTCTTGTTTTTGGTGAGAACCGACTGGAGACAGAAACAGAAGACGCAATTAGTAGAGAGCAGTCTACAAAATTAAACAGTACAAGGGGAACGAAATCCTCTTAAGTTACTCGCAGACTTATCATAGTTTGAATCAAGAAGGAGTAATAAACACGATGATGCCCAACAAATCGTAGTGTCCAAGACTACGTGCTGAACATTATCGAGCATATAACGCTCTAGGGTAGCTCCAAACTCCCCTTTATGGCACAGACCATATAAAAATGTCAGTATAGTGTTCTATACTTATCTAAACAGTTATATTGTAACTTAATACGTTTAGAGATAGTATATATGAAGGTACTTAATTATAATATTATAGCACTACTTATTGAAAAAATATTGATAGATTACCTGGATTAGGCGTAAAGCCTATGCACAATGTTATGTTAATCAGTACATAGCTAATCCCAAGCTTGTATTACTATACACTCCAGTATAGAGGGATAGAGTGACAAAGTGAGTAGTAGATTGTGTGCCTATTGGCTGAGTAGCAATGATCCAATATTAATAAATAAGGAATCCTGCAACGGACCTCTTTAGGAAATAAGGAGTATGTGAGTTCAAGTAATATTATAATAAACTCAGTTGTTATCTATCTGAGTATAAACCTAGAGTGCTTTGCAACAGGAACATAAAGATAACTAGCGGATGAAGTGCGCAATAACACTATTTCAATACTAAGTGGAAGACATAAAGCTTAGAAGTACTAAATGATTTTATCCAGAAGCATAACTGGAGTTTTATCAAATTTGCGCAAGGTGAGATACTCTATCCTTAAGAGTATATGTGAAAGTAAGCATCGCCCTACTCCCAGGTTGAAGAGAAGCAGACACATTAAGAGACGGACACGAAGCAGACCGGAGAAAAATCTGTGCATTGCACTAAATAGTAGTCTTAACGGGAAGTGACAGAATGTAAATCTATTTAGGAAGTCTCTATTTACGAGAGAATAAACATGTTTAACTTAACTAATGAGGAAGTTCAACGGTAGGTTTTAGGACGAGTAGTGATAAGAAGACGAAAGTAAATCCGAGCCACCCTCGACTGTACAATATAATTGCTGACATTTGAAACATTTAAAGTATATTGCGCAACAATATATGTAAAGTGACGCTGATTCCTTACATTAAAGGATGATAGGTGGAAATCCTAAAGTTATGTGCAGAATAAGAACAAAGTCGTAAGTACACGCAGCCTTAGAATAAACTATTAGGCTATAGAGTGGGTGTTTTGAAACATAAACAGCTCAAAATAAAATTCGGTAGAAGTATTACCGATAGTGAAGTAACAGTTGTAGGTTATGAATCATATACAGTACTCCTTACTATAATAGGAAAAAGAGCACGTTATAGTTGCTGTTAGGCTCTTTAAACAATCAGAAACTAGCATAGCATTCGATTTTCAGATAATTTCAGTTATAATGTTATTTGATGGGTATAAATCTCCTACCGTTGGAGTCCCGTTGTACCTTTTTAGGTATTAACTAGCATAGCATTCGATTTTCAGATGTCGAATTACATATCTTTTCATAGTTTAGTATTGATAATTTTATGAAGAACGGCTGACTCATCTGTCTCATGAGTAAAGTCCTACGGGGAATGCCGAGTGAAGTAATAACATCACGTTCTAGTAGTAATGTTAATAATACGAAAGCTTATCTTATAGTTTTTCAGATTAATTATCAAATCTTAGCAGAATTTCGTTATAGAGTTTTACTGTTTGAATACAAGAAGTGGCTTTTAAGTTTTTAACAAACGAATAGATATTAGACACTATTCCACTTAGATAAAAGAACTCTATAGCTTACTTTTTAAATTAACTTAGTATTAACTTACTCCGTAGGTGGAATCAACCACGGAATCAAGAAAGGAGAAAATTATGGAAACAACAAAATATGAAAGCGTGTTCAAAAATCCAGAAGGTTTTACTCAGCAAGAAATTACGCAGTTACGTACTAAAGTAATTGCATTTAGCCGTGCTTTAGTTGGTCGGCGGTTGGCAATCCCCGTAAGTGATAATTTAGATTTGAATTACAAGAAAAAAATGGCTGGTGATATGCCAGGACTTGTACTTGCAAATCCGATGAAGAAGTATATGATTGAAACTGTTGATTTGTTCAACGTAGATATCGTGCGGACTGCAAATGGTAAGATTGTTATTATGTTTAATAATGACGAAAAGTTGCAGTTTGATTTACGGGCAGATGTAGATATCGTATTGAAAGCTGGTCCGAAAGATGTTCAAGATGCTATCTTGAAGTTTGAAGCAACTGGAGAACGGTCTCCGTTCTGGAATGTTAAAATGGTAACAGAAGTTGTCACTCAGTTGAATCAGAGTAATTTGACTGATCTTAATAATTTTATTGATGAATTAGCAAATCAGGGAGCTTCTCTGGAACAGATCAACAAGATTACTAAGGACGACACTACTGCTTACTACAAGAGCATCGACGAGTAATTAATCTTAAGTACATAAAGCTATGGCAACAAATAAAAAGCCAATAGATTCATATCACTTGCAGATGTTACAGCTAATTATGTCTGATCCTCGTATTCAAAATAATTTGCTAATGGATGGGAGCAAAACAATTAAAGTTGAATATGATGGAACAGTATTAATAGGACGCCACAAATATGGTTGGGTAAATAAGTGGTTTAATTCCTATTATGTAATAGACTTTTTTAGTTTAGTACAAAGAATAGCTTTTATCATCACAGGTGTAGAAAGTAACAATTGCGATAAGTCAGGTTTGGTTGGGTTTTTGACAGAAGCAATTGATAAAGTACTTAAGAAAGATGAAAAAGAAAAAGTAATTGAGTTATTATTGTATTATTGTACATTACTTGATGAAAACAGTCCATTGAAATTGACCTACGATATTACAAAAGACGACCCAGGCTTTGATAAAAATATGGGTAATAACAGCAAGCGACGCAAAATGGTTGGGGTAGCAAATGCTTGCATAGATTTTGGGTATGAAAGAATACCCGTCAGTTTACATGTTGAAGGAGATTTATAGTCGAATATATACATTTGGTTGGGTTCGTATTAAGTAGAAAATAATTGAAAATCAACATAAAATCAGTAAGAGTGTATACATTTGGTTGGGTTCGTATACACTCTTACTTACTTGCCTCTGATAATGTTACTAAGGTAACTAAGTGTTGGAAAGCCGAGAGAAGAAGAATCGGATGCCGTATCGAGATGTGACAGAGGCGCTAACTCTTTGATCTTGTCTGTCTTATTTCTTAATTTTATTGTTATTCATATCAGCGGTCTGTGAAGATAGCTGATATTTTAAGTTATTAGACTTTGATCGGTCTATTAACTACACAGGTAGACTTTCTAATATACTATGTAATTAACTAATTGTCAAATTATTAAAATCAAGTATATATGAAAGCAAATAAATTTATTGAACAGCGTGATAAACTATCAGCAGACATTACTAAATATTGGAATATTATTTCTATTGAGAATGTAGTAAATCGTAATTATCAGCGTACTTACGATTTGAAAGAACTTTATAATACAATCAAAGGTCTTACAGATGATCGAGTAATTGTTAAATTAAAGATACTATGCATCAATATGGGTATAAAGAAATTTAGTGATTTACCGGCTGATTGTAATCAATTAGATGTATTTAAATTGTGTGAATTGCAAGAAATGAAAGTACATCTAAGTCGTATACGAACTTTGAATCCTGTTCTTAAGTCTAAGAAAGGTAAAAAAGCTCTGAATAAGACTGAAGTTTTAACTTCAAACTGGGTTAAAGCACGAATAAAAGAACTCGATTTAGAGATTCTGAAATTAAAAGAGAAACTTACTAAGTTCAATGAAGAAACAGAATTTGATGATTCTGCTGCTCCAATGTGCTTAGCTGCTTAAAATATAACAAGGAAGCGATAGGGAGAGTACGTACGGGAAATCTTAAAACATTAACCTATTCAGCTTCCTTTAGTTTTTAACTATTAAAATCAATTGTTATGAATCAAGATACTAGAAATAAGAAAAATGCTAAATACCAGCAAAACTTACAGAAACGTTACGGATTAACTAAATCTTCAGATTATAAAGCTATGTGTAGTAAAGGAATATCTTTGTCAGAAAATATTAAACCTATGACAAAGGAATTTGTAACTACTCGTCGTCATGATAAAATAGTAAGTAGAGAAGTATATACTTATAAATGGACTCCTGAAGCTACTAATGCACGAAAGGAGTATCATGAAACTAAAAAAGGCATAGCTAGTATTCCTAAGAAACCTACACAGGTATCTGATAAAAAGGATAAAAAACAGTTATTAGAAGAACGTCCTTATTCTGGTTACCATAAAGAACTGGTACAGAATCTATATGGTAGCAATAAAGCAGAACGTATTGCTAAACAACAAGCTTATAAAGCCGCTCATGAAGAGAAAATTAAGAAAGTAGCTAAACAACTTGAAGAATTCAAGATGTCTAAGAAGCTACAGTATTTAGAACAAAGACCGTATAAAGTAGTTATAGCTACTACAAACGATAAAGAGTTTAAAACAAGCTACTCTAATCTACCTATTGAACAACTTACCGAAGTAGTTACTAAACTAAATACAAAGTTATCTAATAAGTATAGTAATTATGAATCTATTACAATAGTAGATAGAGCAACTTTAGAAAAGAAATGCTTTGCTAAACATTTGCCAGAGATAAAGCAAGCAGCGTAGAGCGACAGACTTTTAGCAGGATAGTCTATAAAGAATCCTGCCTCATGGGGTATTCAGCTAGTAGGCAAGCGCAGGGTACAGGGAGGAATATTAGAGAGACTCTAATACACTATTTATAGTGCTGCAACCAATCGGCATCATGGGTTCGATTCCCATATACTCCACTAAATTTATACGCTATGAAGATAAGAGGAAAAACAGTATATGTCTATGATATTGAAGTTTTCCCAAATGTATTTCATTGCACAGCAAAGAATACTGAATCAGGAAAGTTTCATAAGTTTGAGATATCAAGCAGAAAAAATCAATTATCAGAATTAGTTGATTTTTTTCGTGTACCAAATATTAATGCACCATTAAAATTTGGAGATCTCTATACTACTGAAACTCAAATTGATTCAAATAAAATCTTTGCAGGATATAATAATTTACATTATGATAATCCTATTATTAACTATATAATAGATTATTATAATATACTTAAAAATAAACCATATCTAAGGATATGTGATAGTATTTCTAACTTAAGTAGAACTATAACTACATCTCAAGCAGATGACAACATAGAAGCATGGAAAAAATGGAAATATCAAGTATGGTATGATTCATTTGATATACTTACTATGTTATATTCACAGAAATTGCGTGTTGGATTGAAGGAAATGCAAGTAACTATGCAAGATCCTAATGTTCTAGAATTCAATGGAGACTTTAATAAGTTTCTAGAAGAAGATAGAATAGAAGAGATGATTGAGTATAATGTGAATGACGTTAATTCTACTGAAAAATTATTAAATCTGTGTTCTGAAGATATAGAATTAAGAATAGCTATCGAAGATGAATATAAAGTAAGAGTATTAAGTAAAGATGGAGTAAACATTGGAATGAAAATTCTAACGCAGAAATATCTTGAAAAGACCGGTTTAACATGGTGGGATATTAAAGACTTGAGAAGCCCAGCAGATGTTATAGACCTAAACAAAGTAATATTGCCTTATATAGAATATAAAGATCCTATACTTCGTAATGTACTATCTGATATGAAAAAGCAGATAGTATCACCAGGTAGAAAAGGATACGAAAACAAATTTGTATTTAGAGGATTAAAATATTCTGTAGGAGTTGGTGGTATTCACTCTGAAAACAAACCTGAGATAATTATTCCTAAGGAAGATGAAATGTTAATAGATATTGATGTTGCATCTCTGTATCCCAGTATGATAATAGAGTATAAATTCTACCCAAAGCATTTGGGTCCTGAATTTCTAGAAGTTTATAATCAAGTTAAAGATGAACGAATAGAAGCAAAACATAATGGTATTAAGACTAAAGATAAAACGCTTAAATTAGCATTAAACGGTCTTAGTGGTAATCTACAGAATGAACATAATTTCTGTTATAGTCCTTTCGCAGTAATGCAGATTAGAATAAATGGACAATTACTATTACTTATGTTAGCAGAAAGATTATCTGATATTGGCTGTAGAATAGTACAGGCAAATACAGATGGTTTATTTGTTCTTCTTAAGAAGAATCTGTATGAAAAATTACAAAGTATATGTAAGGAATGGGAACAACAAACGAGATTAACCCTAGAGGAAGATCGTTTTGAAGCTATGTATCAGTATGCTATTAATGATTATATAGCTGTAAAAGAAGGTTATCAAGCAATGAAGAAATTGTTTGAAACTGAACCAGAAAAAGCTCTAAATAAAAAGAAGAAGCCTTATACTTCTTTAGATATGATTAAAGATGATTATATTAAAGAAAAAGGCATGTTTATTACTAAGGTATTACTCGGTAAGGGAATGTCTGCAAAGATTATTCCAGAAGCTATTAGAGATTATTTTGTTGATGGTATTCCTGTAAAAGATACTATCTACAATTGTAAAGATATTAAGAAGTTCCTTACTTACCAGAAAGTAGATAAAAAATTCTCTGTAGAATATAATGGAGAACTGACGCAAAGAATCAATAGATTCTACGCATCTACTAATGGTCCCTATTTATATAAATGTAAAATAGTAAACAGAGATGTTGAGATACCGCAATATCTCGTATGTCTCAAAACAGGAGAAAGTATAATAACTACAGATCCAAATCAGTTTTACTATAATTCTAATGTAGAACAGATATTACCTTATAGTTCAAAGATTATAACTAAAGGTACTAGAGTAGACTATACTAATCTACTCACTGCATCTGGTGTTACTATACTAAATAAATTTGATAATAAACCTATAGAAGAAAGAAAGATCAATTATCGCTACTATTTAAAGGAAGCGTTAAAGATCATTGAAGAATTAAAACCAAGACAACTAACGTTGTTTTAACAAATATTTCCAGATTGTATCAAAAGTTAGTTCATAAAGTACTATATTATGATACTAGAATTAGATACAACATTATTAGATATTTTTGGAGAAATATCAATTAATCAGTTAATATTTTTAACTCTTGTGTTGAATGATAATCAAAGTAATAATCAAGACGTTCACAAGTTTCTCAGCCGAATAAGTGAAAATGACATACAAGAGTTAATCGACAATGACCTTATCTCCTTTACTACTTCAGGAGATAATAAAATTTATAGTCCTACAGAAAAACTATTATCAAGTGTAAAACAAGATAAGACATGGTTTGATGAGTTCTATGAAGTATTTCCAGTGTATGTTTTAAGACCAGATGGTACTAAAGGTTTTTTACGATCTAATATAAATAAGTGTCGTAAAGAATATAATCGTATCGTAGGTAAATCTAGAGCAATGCACGAACACCTTCTTCAATGTCTTCAATATGAAATTGAAAACAAAATGATAACTGGTAAGATAGGTTATATGAAGACGATGTGGAAATGGCTCACTCAACATGAGTGGGAGGTTATTGAAGAGCAAATGAGTTATGAATCTGAAACACCTGTAAGTTATGGAGAATACGGAACAGAATGCCGTTAAAATACTACCTTTTGAGTCAATATCTCAGGTAGCAAATAAATCCATAAACTACATTAAAGCTAGAAAAAATCATAGTATAGTATCATTAAAAACTAGATGGGATAAATTCAATAAAGCTACTGGCGGAATTGAACCAAATATGATATTTACTATAGCTGGTATATCAGGTAGTGGTAATAGCGCTTTTTATTTTAAATATTTTAAATATTATTTAACTCTTATATTGTAGTTACGTTATATACATATTATTAAATATGTAATTATATGAACTACAATTATTTTGATACAATAGATACAGAAGAAAAAGCTTATTGGTTAGGTTTTCTATTTGCAGATGGTAATTTATCTGTACCATCATATACTACAAAAGAAGGCAAAATTAAAAATGGAAGATATAAAATAAGTCTTGAATTAAAGGCAGAAGATATTGAACATTTAAAAAAGTTTGCAAAAGCTATTGATTATGAAAAAGAAATAAAGATAGTTAAATGTAGTGGTTATGATGATACAACTAAACGTTGCAGATTGATGTTTAACAATAAACATATGTGGAATACATTAAATAATTTAGGATGTACTCCACGAAAATCATTAACTTTAAAATTTCCAAATATAACTATATTCTCAAATTATTGGTTAATATATAGTTTTATTAGAGGTTATTTTGATGGCGATGGTACTATATCTTACTGCAATAATACTCATAATAAAATGCAAATAAAAGCTTTAGGAACCTCTAAGTTTTTATCAGAAATGCAAAAACAACTACCTTTAGAGTATGATAATATTCTTTATCAAAGAGAAGGTAGTAAAGTATATGAATTATCTTTCAATGCAAAAAGAGGAGCTTATGTATCTAGTATTTTATACAATGGAGCAGAAATCTATTTAGAAAGAAAATATTTAAGATATAAAGAATTTTGCCGTCTATATAAGGGATTATATAGAGAATTATCGAGCAAATACGGAAAAGACCGAAAAGTTAATTCCGTGGTAAATAGTTAGATTGCGGAAGGCTAACTATCACCGTAACGCATAGGAATTGAATAAATATAATATTCCCAAGAGTGTTCGACACCCCAACTGAAATAAGTGGGTGAAAAAATATGCTGAACTGGGTTGGAAATAACCAACCGATAACCAATGAGAGAAATCTCCAGAACTATTAGATAAAAAACTAATAGGATAACAACATTGAAGAGCTCAGTTGCAAATATGTTAGTAATGGATTTAATTGATCTTAATCCTGATCAGGATATCGTAGTATTATACTTTAGTTTAGAGATGGTAGACTACAGAAACGTTGGTCGTGTAATAAGTAATAAAACTAAGAAAACTATATCTGAATTATATAGTTCAGTAGAAACACTTAGCGATGAAGACTTATTAAAAGCTGAATCGGCAGCTGAAACCATTAAGAAATACAATATATACTTTGTTGATAAAGTATGTAATGTAGAAGAAATAGGTAATACTATAGATTACTTTCATAATACTGTAGCTAACGGTCGTTGGCTAATAGTAGTATTAGACCACGTTCTTCTAGTAAATGGAGAAGGTGGAGAAAGAAGTACAATAGTCGATTTACAGAAAATGTTTATACAGAAGAAAAAACTTTCTAATACTAGTATAATACAGCTTTCACAGATGAATCGTAATATTGAAAGTCCTGATAGAATTAATAATCCAAGTACTCACTTTCCAATGAGAAGTGATTTATCAGCATCTGATGCAATATTTCAAGCTAGTGATTTTGTTATTGCTGTTCACAGACCAGAGATACTGAATTGATAAGTTAGGTTCAGTCTAAATTCCGTTAAACGGTGAACGAGCTAGATATAGCCAACGCCGTACCAAGTTATAATAGAAATATTATAATAGTGTCTAACGACTAGTAGTGAAGCTAACGCTATTAAAAGCTATGCTAATAATTCTACCACGAAAGCGGGAAATATAACTTAATGGAACTAACTATAGATAATTTTACCTACAGTATTGGTAAAAATAGAGATATAAAACTTGAAAATGGTATATATTATTTTAAATGTTGTAAGTGTGGTAAATACAAACCAGTAGAAGAGTTTGAAAAAAGATGGAATCACAGTAAAACAGAAAAAAATAATTTAAGATCTGATTGTAAAAAATGTAGATGTGAAGAAAGTAGATTATACCATTTTTATAGACGGAGAAGATATACAGATCAAGTTGCTAAAGATATAATGATTCATTTAGATAAGTTTAAACACGATATGGATTATCATACTAAAGTAATATTATTGCGACATGCAAAACAACATGCTAAAAAAATAGGAATAGAATTCGCTATAACAATTAAAGATATAAATATTCCCGCATTGTGTCCTATTTTAAATAAACCTTTTATATTACATGATAAATCATATACTTATTCGATTGATAGAATTGATAATTCAAAAGGTTATATTAAAGGAAATGTTGCAATTATATCTAGATTAGCAAATATTATGAAAAATAAAGCAACTGAAGAAGAATTAACAAATTTCTCTAAGAACATATTAAGTTATATTAAGAAATAGTCTAAGCTACGTGAATAAATAAAGACGTAGAGGGTAAGATAAAGAGCTTACCGTTAATACAACTGCTAGCTATATATGGAGTACGTCGTCTACCTGTAAAAAATAAGGTTTATATGCATTTCTTAAAAGTAAGAGATGGTGAACCATGTATATTAGAATTTGAAAACGAACTTCAATATGGCAATCTAATTGAAACAAATACTGCAAGTGCTGAAGAACAAAAAGTAGTATTTAAACAAATTAAAAAGGCTGATTATGAAAGGTTTTACAATTAAACTTCCGAAACAAAATATTGACCCTCAGGGTTCTTTGAAAAATCGTATATTAAACGAAGTTAAAAACCGCTTACCGGTTGCTAAATGGTATGGAATTCACACTCCGGAAGATCCGGAATACAGTATATCATATGCAGGTCCTGAAGACTTGCTATGTTTTGGATGCAACCGAAATGCACATTTCTCTGCATTCAATAAAAAATATTATCGACCGACATGTTCATATGATAATTCACTTACATGTCCGTTCGCAAATCGAGCATTTAAGTTGCGTCAATATGATGCTATTTCAGAATTTGATTTAGCATTAAAACGATTAGCAGAATATGCTAAGATTATGGAAGACTATGAAGAAGATCGTGGTTACGATTTTACTTATATGGGTCAACCTGTACGTATTTACCAGAAGTTTATTCAGATTGGTTATACAATCATTCCTATTGATAATCCTAGTCTGTTTTTGAATAACTATCGTAAAGCAGATAAAAATAATATAGTAAATGTTATTATTAATATTAGTAACAGTACTACTGTTAACAATATTCTCAACAATGAATAACGAATAACTTTACATTGTGTAAAATTTCAGTTTTTGTCAGATAATTTCAGAATCTCACAGGTAAAGCATTAACCTATTTTAATATGTTAATACTACCAAAAGAGAAAAACAAACCAAAGGTTAACAATCCAAGATTCTTAATCTTGTTTGGTCGACCCAAATCAGGTAAAACTACTTTATTATCGAAGCTTGATAACTGTCTTATTGTAGACTTAGAGGGAGGTTCAGAGTTTCTAGAAGCTCTCTCTATTCAAGCTCGTACTATTGAAGACTTAGGTAATATATCTAGAGCAATTGGTGAAGAAGCAGCTAAAACTGGTAACAAACCTTACAAATATATTGCTATAGATAATGCTACTAGATTAGAAGAAATGTGTCTAGGTTATGCTAAGGTATTATATCGTCAAACTCCAATGGGTAAATCCTATAATGGAGATGATATACGTACATTACCAAATGGTAGTGGATATATGTATCTTCGCATGGCAGTTAGAAAAGTAATAGATATGTTTCGTAATCTATGTGATAATTTTATTCTTATTGGTCATACTAAAGAAAAGATGATTAATAAAGAAGGAGAAGAATTATCAGAAATGGCACTAGATTTAGTAGGAAAACTGGGTGATATAGTATGTGGTGAAGCAGATGCTGTTGGTTATGTCTATCGCAAAAAGAATGAAACTATTATATCTTTTGAAGGTGGAGATAACTCAGTAAGAGAAGCTAGAGCTCCTCACTTACGAGGTAAGAAGATAGTTATCGCAGAAAGCGATGAAAATAATGTTATTAATGTTCACTGGGATAAGATTTATTTAGACGAGTGTGCAGCCTGATTTAAAAACTTAAAAATATTGAAATTATGACATATAGTAAAGAACGTGCAGCAAGTATTAGCAAAAGTGATATTAAGTATATTCCCGCTGGTATTATTGAAAATGTAGTATTGAAAAGTGTAAAAACAGAAGTTTCTCCGAATGGTAATCAATTCTTAGAAATTGTTTTTGAGAAAGATGGAGCAACATTAACCCATACAGAGTGGAAACCTACACTTGGTGGGTTTGTAACTACAGAAGAACAACTCCAAACAAAAATGGATAAACAGTATTCTCGTATGTTGCAGATACTTAACTGTTACTATAAAGACGAAGAACTTGACTTTAATGGTGAAAGTTTTGAACAGTTTGCTCAGTGGATTACTGATATGCTGAACAAAGTAGATAAGAGTAAAAAACTTAGAGCAAAAATAGTATATAACGATAAAGGATATACTACTTTGCCTAATTATGCTAAATATACTTTTATTGAACCTATGGAATTGCCAGAAGGTCAATCATCGTCTATTGCTATGCTAAATATTGACCAATTTACAAAGCCTGTTGTAGCTGATAAAGAAGTAAAAAATGATAATCCGTTTAGTGCAACTTCATCTACTACTAATACACAGGCTTTAAGCGAATCTAATAACGATTTGCCGTTTTAAGAAAGTTATAATTAACTAATAACAAGTGGTAGTCTACTATTTTAAGACTACCACTATTTTTATAGCCTGATAGGAAATATTGTAGTTCGATTCTACACAGGCTAACAAACTAAAACAAATTGCATATGTATAGTAGAAAGCGAGCAAAACTCCCAGATAATATTACTTTAGATTGGATACTTTCTAAAGTAACAGAATATGATATATATGCAAAATATATAGGTCAATTTAAAGTAGGTATGATATATAATAGTCCATTTAGGAAGGATAAAAATCCATCCTTTGGTATTTACTATAGTAAACGTACTAAACAACTACTTTTTAAAGATCATGGAACCGGTGAATGTGGTAATGTAATTAAATTTGTGTCATTATTTACTGGTAAAACAGAATATAATGATATACTATCTGATATAGTAGATAAGTTAAACATTACTAATAACACTAAACTCGTTAGCTCTAAGCAATATATACCGCCAACTGAAACAGTAATTGGTGTAGTACGTCAGGAATTTACTGATGTAGATATCAATTACTGGAAACAGTTTAATATTTCTATAAATACTCTAAAGAAATTCAATGTAAATAGTATTAAATATTATTTATGTAACGGAATAGTAAAGGGTACTTATAAACGAGAAAATCCAATGTATGCATATAAGGTCTATAATAACTTTAAGATATATAGACCATTAGCAGATAAATATACTAAGTGGAGAAACAATCTTACAGACTATGATATCCAAGGCTATGAGCAGTTGCCTCAGAAAGGTGATATATTATTTATCACAAAGTCCATGAAAGATGTTATGTGTTTGCATGAAATGGGTTATCCAGCAGTTTCTCCATCTTCAGAGAGTACATTTCTACCTAAAGACGTATTAGAGCAACTTAAGACGCGTTTTAAGCGTATTATAATACTATTTGATAGAGACGTAGCTGGAGTAAAAAGAAGTCGCAAATTAAGCCGAGAAACAGGCTTAGAAGCAATGTTTATTAACAAAAAATTCAAAGCTAAAGATATATCTGATGCTGTTAAAGCAAATAACTTTGAAGAAATAAAAAATTGGTTAAATGAAACTATTAAAAACTATAGGTAAAGTAATAGCATTACCTTTTGATTTAGCTCTAATACTTGGAAAGTTATTATTGATTCCAATCAAATTAGTAAGTGTATTGTTGCATGGAGAATTTATTGAATGGAATAAAAAACGTAAGTTTATAGGAAATTCAATTAAAGAAATGTTTAAAGCTTTCAAATATAATAAAGATTATTCTTTCTTATATTCAGTAGGATTTACAGATGAAAATGGTAATTTCTCTGAAAGAATTGAAACGTTTAAAGTAACTAGTGATAGTATGCAACATTATATTAATTATGCTAAAACAAGTCTTAAACAAGAAAGTGCGTAATGCTACTAAACAAGAAATAGACGGAATAGTATTTCGATCTAAGTTAGAAGCTTATACATATTAGAAACTAAAGGAAGCAGGTATATCAGCTGAATACGAACAGCATAGATATATTTTACTTCCTAAGTTTGTATATAATAACTCTACAGTTAGAGCTATTACTTATTTACCAGATTTTGTAGGAGATGGTTTTGTTATAGAATGCAAAGGATTTGCTACAGATTCTTGGGCAAACAGAGAAAAACTATTCAAGTATTATTTAAGCTTGAATGAATCAGATACTAAATTTTATTTAGTAAAGAATAAAAAACAAGTTGATGAGTTAATCAACAAATTAAAATCTTAAATTTTCAGATTATGACAAAGAATGAATTTATTAAAATAGGAGAACAGATAATTGCAAAATCTAAAGGTGCTGATTATGATTTAATACCTGGTAAAGTATATGATCTAAGTTGGAATAGATGGGAAGATTCACCTATATTTAAGGAGAACGGTGAATTAAATCTACCAAAGAAAGTCTATTCTACTAAAACAGATGATATATTTAAGAAGCGTATTATAACCTATTTTAATAAAGCAAATACAAATACTACTGGCGTAATGCTAGCTGGTACAAAGGGAACCGGTAAAACTCTGATGATGAAATCATTAGCTAAAGAATCAGGTTTACCTATTATTGTAGTTAATCCTGATTATCCGGAAGGCAAACTTATTAAGTTTTTTAAGTCCTTTACTACTCCAGTATGTGTTTTGTTTGATGAAGTTGAAAAGAACTTCAAAACTGAGTATATGCTAGATTTCTTAGATGGAGTTGAAAAGACTGCACAGAAACTAGTAATTATGACTTGCAATAACTTAAGCCGAGTTAGTCAGTATATGCAAGATCGCTGTTCACGTATTCGTTATTTACGTCGATATTCTCCTGATGAAAATGCTGCATTCTTACCGATGTTGGCTGATGATTTTGGTATTAAGAACAAAGAAGAAGTAGTAAAATTCTGTAAAGAGAAGATTAAACTACTTTCTATGGATAACATTGTTTCTTTCATGAGTGAAGTCAAAATGCTAGAAGATGAAGATATTAGTCTTCAGGAAATCATAAACATTATGAATATCTCTACTGAAAATATACCAACTAAAGTTAGTGATACTGTAGAATATGACGATGAGTATGATAATGAAGATAATGAATATAGTGATGATGATTACGAATGTTGTGATGCAGCATGAAAACAAATAAGGCTAGATATATTCTAGCCTTTTAATTTATATAAACATGAAAATATGCGGTATAAGTGATATACATGGTAATCTCATTGAGAATATACCTGAGTGTGATGTACTATGTATATGCGGTGATATAATGCCTTTATCTGTACAAAGAAATATCGAACAGTCTAGGCATTGGTTTTATAATAGATTTACTAGTTGGGTCAAAAGACAACCTTGTAAAAAGGTTATCTTAGTACCAGGTAATCATGATTTTATAATTGAAGATGCGTATAATAGAAAATATCTTAATGAATTAAAACAAGATATTTATGTAAGAACAGATGATAAGTTAACAATACTTATAGATGAAATGTATATATATGAAGGTGTTAAATTCTACGGATCTCCTTGGATTAAACCAATTGAATTTCAAGAGGACAGATGGGCATTTAGTAGATTTGATACTTATGAAGATATACCACAGTGTGATATACTACTAACACATGATAATCCATTTTGTAATGAAGCTCTAGATGTTTTCTCCTTTGGAAAGAGTAAATATCATTTATATGGACATTGGCATGATGGATCTAGTGACGTAAATTCTGGAAGATACAATTGTTCTAGATTGAATAATTGTTATAGTTTTAAAAAGAATTATGAATTTGTAGTGTTAGATATTATGACAGAAAAAGAAAAGAAACAAGTAGAACAAGCATTCTTAGATAAACTTATTAGTCAAGCATACAATAATAATGTAGCGGATTGGCTTAAGACATTTAAAGAAGTTGAACTACAACAAGATAAAGAAGATGAATTAGTTTGGGATACTTCAGCAGAAGTTCCTGAGTCAGCTGTAATTAGCGACATGGAGGATTAAGTATGAAAGTAGAAGGAATTGTTACAGATAATGAACGTATTGCAATTGAAGCAATGTTCAATAATGTTATTGATAATACTATAGAAATACAAGCTACAGAAGAAAAAGTAATTATAGAGTATGTTAAAGAATAAGATGGATATTAGTATTCCTTATTACGAAGATAATAGCAGAGTAAGTAATTCTGCAATAGGATGGTTTATTAAAAGAGGTCCTAGGTATTTTCGTAATATGCTTGATGGAAAAGAAGAGGGAATGAACTTTTCTTTTCTTGAAAAAGGAACTATGATTCATGAATATTTACTTCAACCAGATGAATTCTGGAAAGATTATATTATTCTTGATTTTGCAACACCTAAAGTAAAACAGCAAAAGGATTTATTAGATGAGTATCATAGACTTATGCAAGTAAATCCATTAGAATCTCAAGATAAGCTTAAACTATCTGCTTATAAAAAAGCTTATAGTAATAAGAAATCTGATGAGAAATGTATTGAAGAAGCTGAAGGTCTTATTATGATTTATCAAGATTACTTAGAATACTTGAGTAAGAAAGATGATAATAAGAAGATAATTAGCTTTGCTGATTTACAAATGCTTAAGACGATTAAGGAAAATATTCAGAATCACAAGAAAGCAAATGAATTGCTTTTTAATTTACCATCTACTTTTGAAACTCATAATGAATTTCATATTAACTGGCAAGTTAATAGAATCAATAATATTAAATGTAAATCTTTACTAGATAGAGTATGTTTTGATCATGTTAATAAGAAGATAATTCTAATTGACTTAAAAACAACTGTAAATGTCTATGATTTTGCACATTCTGTAGAAGAATATGATTATTACAGACAAATTGCTTATTATGGATTAGCAATTCAATGGTATATGCAAGAGGTATTAAATCTTAATTCTGAAGAATATGATTTTGAAGCATATATTATTGCTATAGGTAAAGATTCTGAAAATCAAATTAGAGTATTTAACATGAAAAATGATAAAATACTCAGTGAGAAAGTTGATTTAATTAACAATTCTTTACAGAAAATTTCATATCATATCAGTACAGATCAATGGGATCACTCAGTAGAATACTACGAAGGTGATGGTGTTGAAAAACTATAATAAATGCTTAATATTTTTAAGTGATTTTATAGAAGCGAAGATATCTTACTTTGATTGTCCAGCATTTGTAAATATGTATACAAATTTAAAAGGAGACAATTCTGAAGGAAAATTATATTTAGTTTATAAGTTTAGTAGTCATTATGAACTATCTAAAAAAATAGAGGAAATCAGTTGTAATAAAACATATTATAACTGGTTTCCTTATACTATAAATAAACAATCTTATATTGTCTTTTCATTTAAAGTTAGTAAAGATAAAATACAAGAATTAGAATTCTGTAAAAAAGGTAGATTTACTGATAGTTATTTAGATGTAAAAGATTTAGTTGTTATTTGGAAAGACTACTTAGATCAATTTGATGATTTGCTTAAGTCAAATGACTTTTGCTCTGATTATACTTGTACTTGTTAAAAATAAAAGGCTGGAAATAATCCAGCCTTTTTCATTAATCAGAATCTCTATTTGCAATTTGAGTTTCGTAATATCTTCTTTTAGAAGGTATATCCTATAATTCCCATATATTTTTAAACGGAGTTATTTTCATTCCAAATTTAAAAGTAGGAGAAAAACCTTTATAAGCGCCTCTATCTATTTTTTCATCTTCATTATTAATCAGATTATGTACCCATGCTGGTACAGTAGAAATTAATCCAGAAAAGTTATCATAATAACTATAAATGGGGAATGGAGTTTTGATAGTTGAGATAGCGTCTTGGATTGCCCAAGGGGTAGAAGACATCATAGTTTCAAAATCTGTTCTTACTAAAGCAAAAGCTAATAATTGTTTTAATATATTATCTTTATCATCATCTGCCCAAGCCTTTGCTATTGGCATTAAGAAGAAATGCAATATATGTACACCTATTAGTTCTAAAGATAATTGTCTTATTACTCTACGCTAATCGTATGTAGAATTCTACATATACTTCTACCATAAACTAATATTCCTAGTATCTCTTCTTATTGCAGAAATAATACTAAAAGGAACTCTAAACAAAGCCTCTTTATATCTTTGAGAACTATAATCCCATTGTCTATTCTATACCCATCTTTCTTGAAGTATAATAGGCATAAATTGTCTGTGCATCATTACTAAACTTCCTATAATATTACTACTTAACATAGTTTTCTATAGTGGAGTAAGCTAACCATCAGCAGATTGAGCTAAATTTCTAGCAGTGTTACCAATGGTTTCTTTTTTAGCATCCCAGGCTTTTTGATAAGCAGGGTCTTTGGTTACGATATTTCCATTTTTATACTCTACTAAATCTCTAGAGGATCTAAATGTGTTCCATTGATTTAGCATTACTTTATCATTACTATATTTACGTTTAAATTCTTCTCTACTAAGAAATTCTCCATTTACGTATCTATAGTTGTACATAACAGAATTTAGTATATGACCCTTTACAACATAATCACTTAAAGAGTATACTCCAAAAGCCCAGTTTCTAGCTATTTGTTTTTGAAAAGTAGATAGATTAAGTCTGTCTGTTTTTATTTCAGCGCCCACTTGAAAATATTCCATTAGCTTCATCTATGTACTATTATGATAATCACTAAGTAAACTAAAATTGTTTTTAAATAAGTCTACAATTAATGCTTTAGCACCATTAAGACTATCACTAAAACTATAATATCTACCAGAAAGCGAATTAATTATATCATTATAGACTGCTGTAAAAAAACCCGTAGTAGCACATATAATGTTTAAACCTAGATTTACAGTAGTTCCTAATGCTTTTAAACCTAGCATTAATTTAGTAAAATTAACTTTTCTAGGTTTTATATGACCTTTAAATCCTAGTATAGAATAATCTCTTTCTTTGATATCCCATATAGCAGATTTAGTCTTAATGTCATATATATTCATCTCTACGAAACTTTTAGCAAACTTATATATATTAGATTCCTGCCCTTTTTTACTCCTTCCTCTGTACTTACTTTTGACGTCTCGATTACCTATAAATTGTAGGATAGCTTCTGTTTTAGGTTTGAGTTCACTTTTTATTCTAAAGTTTTCAGCCATTTTAAAATACTCTACTATAGAGCCAACAGTATTAGCTGTAATAGTAGAAGGATCATCCAGACTTTTAACATAATTCTGTGGAACAAAATATAATTTATCTGTGCCAGTATCTACTGTTTCATCGTTTAAACCAGTATCGTCATTTCTAGTAGATACTTTATCTTTCCAATATTCTTTAAAACCTTCAAAACCTCTAGCTCTAACATATCTCCACATAGAACCTGATATTTGTGGCAATCTATATGAACTTAAATTAGTAAGATTAGTAAGTTTGCTATTTGATTCTTTAAGAGTATTCACACATTCTTTGTATAATTCATGTAAATCTTCATTTGAAGATACTTTATTAAATGCTTCTGAATTATCGTATAGTTCTAATTTAGGCAAATAGTAGTCTCCCTAGTCTTCAACTTCTGGTTTGTAGTTCTTATTAACAAATGGAGAATTCTAATCTACCTCTGAAAAGTAAATAGATGGCTGTTCTTTAAGTATATATTTTTCTTTCACTGGAACAACTGTTGTAAGATAAGATTTAGGATATATATTACCTTGACTATCTCTATTACAATGTGTCATTTCAAATTCTGCTAAAGTTCCATTAGCAATAGCATCAGCTCTAAGTTTATAGAACAGCTTAGACGGTATCACTTTAGCTATATCGTTAAATTTTAATCCAGTAGTTTTCTTTTTACCGTTTCTTTTTCTTATCCTATATAAATCTACATCTATTTTATCTAATTCAGCTTGAGCAACTCCTGGTATTAACTTTTCAATTTCATGTGTCTTATCATCTCTAAATTGTTTAAGTATAGCTCTTTTTCTTTCTTGCAACTATTCATATAGCTTTTTATCTGATTCATTGTTTATTTCAGATCTTTCTACTTTAGCAAGATCATCATAGAATTCTTGAGTATATTCATCTCTAGAATTATACTATAACCATCTTTGATACTGAGCTTCAGATAAATTTGCTTTTTTTTCAGCCTTGATTTTATCAAATAATGCTTTATTTGATTTTAAAACCATACCTTTAGACAACTTATCATTTAATGCAGCTAGTTCTACAGCTATTTCATATTCTTCACCTTGTTTTAATTTTCCATCTATACCATATATACTAGCTAACTATTTTTTTTCTAAATATAAATCCTTTAGTTTACTTTGATTTTCTTCTGATAACTTACTTGTGTCATAGAATCCATTAGCGTCTTTTACAGTATCTAGTAATTTGTGTATTTTGATTTGTACTAATTCTCTAGCATCAGCAGCTAAAGGTGATAGATTGTTAAATAGTTCATAGTATTCAAGAGTATATTTTCTTTCACAATGTTCTGATAACCATTTGTTTTTTCTTTTATTGTACTCTGTACGTATAGTTGGATTTACAGAGCGTAAATCATCTACATCTAACATGCCTAAATCACTTCTAAGCTACTTTAAGAATTGTTTATAGTCATTGTTAAATCTACCATAGTTTCTTTTTCTAACTAGATATCCAGTAGGTAAACCATTTTCATCAAGTTCTACTAATTTTTTTTGATTAAAAGTACCAGCTTTTTTTAACAGGTCTGTTAGTTTATTATACTTTTCATAAGTAGCTCTATTAACTTCAAATTCTGCATTTTGAGTTATATGAAATAAAGCTCTAATAGCTTCGTCGTTAATTTTATCTCCAGCTCCTACCCAAGCGGTAATAGCTAATATATCTTTACCTACTGTTTCTTGATGTTCCTATATATAATTTTCTATAGTTGGACTATTAACAGATATACCAATTCTTCTAATTTCTTCAGCAGACTACTTAGTAATCATATTATTAACATTGTTAGCTCCTACATTTAGGATAGTCTGCATTCTTTTTGCTTCCTTTAATAAATTTCTATATAGATTTTCTCCAACTATATATTTATATTCTTCTGTAGCAGATAAAGTATTAACACATTCATCTAGCATTGGACAATAAAAATTAAAGAAATCTTGTTTTAAATCCAACAGCTACTTTAGTGTCATTTTATCCTACACTCCATTTACCACATCTCTGATTTGTCTTATGGTAGATAATATATCATATTTAGTACTATATATAAAGTTAGTTATATTCTAAATTCTATCTACTGTCCTATTTTCTAATTCAGATATTTGTAATGTTAAAGCTGCTTTAAATTCATCTGTAACATTGGTGTCTTTTTTATTCAGAGTATATAATCTAGCTTTAAGACCATCGTGTATTTTTTGTATTACTCTTTCTAATTCTTTTTCAAGATTTTCTTTAGTAGCATAATCATATTTATCAAAATACTATCTGTATGCTTCTATATATTCTTGTACATCTTGTTGATACCTTTCATCTAGACTATTAGTTAAGTAATACTACAATGATTCATCTAGCTCTGATCCTTTTATTCTACTGTCAGAAGCGGAAAAAGAACCAGTATTATCAACAGATTTAATTTTAGATGTATCTAATTCTGTTAATTCTTTAGTAGAATCATATTCTGGATCAGAAACAAACACTCTATCTCCATCAAATTCTGTAATAATAGGTTCACCGTTTTCATCTATAGCTGTAGATCCTTCAAACCACGTACTAAACGTTTCTGTAAAGGTTTTAGCTTTTCCTTTTATAGCAGCAGCTCTGTCTCCATTATAATACTACAGTAAGTCTGAAAATAGCTTAGATGGCTTACCATCTTTTGTCTAATCAATAGGATTACCATTGTTTTCGTTCCAGATATGGTAGGCGCCAATTTCGCCTACCAATTCTTTTAATTCATTAAATTCTTTTAGGACATTCTTATCACTAAAATTTGGACATATAATCATAATTATTTACCATTACAGTTTTTATAAGCTTCATCATTAAATTTCATATCTTGAACAGTATCAGTCCCAGTATTCATATCTGTAATTATATCTTGTACCTATTCATACTGAGTAATACCAGCATTTAATATAGAATCAAAGTATGGACTTTCTCCAAACACATCATCAGTTATTTCTGTAAAATTCAATACATCGTCACTTATTATAGTCTAAGTTCCATCTTCCATATCTACTTGCATATCTGATAACGTAACAGAATCATCTTGTCCTACCGTTATTGTAGAAATTTGTTCGTCTACTTCTCCATAAATAGTAGAAGACTAAGTATCTTCTGTATTATGTATTTCATTAGATGCTTCTAAATCTGAACCTACTGTTGTAACTTCTGGCTCTTCAAAGCTAACTATTTCTTGTTTTTCTACAGTATTAATTACTATAGCATCTGAAGATTCATACACTAAAGTGGTATGATTTTTATTTGTCATAGGTTCAAAAAATTTCTAGACTAATTGTTCTATTTGTCCATTGTTCCAAATAGCTTCTTTAGGTAAAGCGTTTTCTTCAAATGCAGATTGTTCCCCAGATTGTTTTTGATATTCATAGTAAACTTTTCTATCATCTTTAGTACCTAAAGCTGGTATAATTTTATATACAGATTGTTTTGTATTTTTTACCGGATCACCATTTTCATCAGTTTGATATACTGTTGCTACTTTCTGATACAATATATAACTATTGATGTCATTAGGATTAAGTTGAATCTTAATAAACGGTTGATTAGCTCTCCAACTACTAAATACTGCTGGTATTGGCTTAGATTCGGGTTTTATTTGAACTAGAGTACCATACTTATTATCATAATTACTTAACTGATATGGTTTAACTATTTTATCATTTCTATAAGCATTTCTAGCTATTTCTGTAAATAACTCTGTAAAGTTATTATTCTGCATGTTTTCAGAATTAAAACCAAAATAATCCATACCTACTAATTTATCATTATTAAGTATTTCTATAGCAGCTTTAATTGCATCTGAATAACCTTTCTGTTTCTTCCAAGCAGTAGTTATTACATCGAAGAATGAATCAGTACTTCTATTATCGAAACTAGTTAAGTAAGCATATACACCCAATCTATTAGCAAACTTTCTTATACCTTCATCTTCACAGTCTAGTAGATCTTGATATGCTGACAATAATCTGTTTTCATAAGTAGCAGTATTAGTTAAAGCGTTATCTGCTGTTACTATTCTATCATATTTCTAGTTAGTACCATCAGATGCATATTCTTGTAGATAGTTAAGTAACTCATTCTTAATATGACCATTGAACGCAATTGCTGGTAAATCATTACGTTTTCTTAAATCATTTTTAATCTAAGTTAACCTTTTAGCTATACTTTTAGGTCCTCTTAACATATTAAGGAATTTCTTATCGCTAATATTAAAGTCCTCAACTGCATTCACTACAGCTTTAGTTCTTAGTGAGGTAGTTAATATTTTTGATAATTCAGCTACAGTGTTTTTATCTGAAGAATTACCTAAAAAGAAGTCACATGCAGCATTAAATATTGTCTTATATCCTTTTGTAGCTTCTATAACTTGTCCGCTTAATAATATTCTAGGAGTATTTATACCAGCATCTAGTTTCTACTTAAGGAATGTAGAAGATAAGTAATAGTTTATAGGTTTTTCTATGTTATCAGCTCCATTTATATAGAACCTACTTTGATAATTATCTATATATCTATTTAATCTACGTTTGAAATTTAACTGTAACGGTAAGGTATTACCAAATTTCTTAGTATCAATCTATGATAATTGAACTAAATTTGATAAAACTTCTGTATCTGAAGACAAATCTTGATAAGCTCTAATAGATATGACTTGTTGATATAATCCATTGACTTCTTTTGGTTTTTTTAACGCTTCAGATGCTACTTTCTTATCAAACACATCATTATAATTGACCTCAACAGCATCATATCCTTCTATAGATGGAAGTGAATATTCACTAGCTAAACTATTATAATACTATGCATACTTTGCTTTATTAGAATCACTATCATCTAATGATACAATCGCTTCTCTCAAAGAAGTCATATATTCTTTAGCTATAGATTTAAGTTTATCTCTTTCAGTTATTCCTTTTTCTGCACCTATTATACCTTTACTTTCTAACATTTCTTTAGTAAACCTACGCAATGCAGGTTGGGCTAAGAAGTAGAAAGTATTCTCACCTTTACCACCTCTAATGAGTAGAGAAGTCATATTATAAGTAATAGAGTTTACGTTCAAAGCCATAATATATGGGTCTTTCGCAACGTCCACGTGGGCGTTAATCAATGCTGATAACCAGTCCATAATACGTTGATCATCTTCTCCATATACCTAATCTAACTGACCTAAGTTATATCTATTAGCATTAGAATAATTGATACATAGGTGAGTAAATTGAGTTAATGCATGATTAGTAGAGTTAAGTGCAAATGGAGCAATACCTGCTTTACCACCAGTATATTCTGTCTTTCTAGAAAGCTAGAAAGAAGGAGCTAATTCATACATAGGATTTACTTCTACAGTATTTTTTGGTTGAACTATTGGAAGAATCTGCTTTTGAAGAATCTTTGTTAATGTATCAATAGAAGCTCTAGTTTCAGCAATATTAGTAAAGTCAGTTAGTACTAATGAGTAATTATCTAGCAACTTATTAACGTAACCTTGTTCCGATTTTTCGTCAGAACTTACTCTTTTACCATCTTTATATGTATATGTAGCTAGATAAAGTTTATCAACATCGAAGTCAGAACCAGTCATAGCTGTAAATTCTTCCGGAACTATAATTGTATCACCAATAGTAGTTGGCATAATATCAGCCACTTGGAATGAGAACATGGAAGACAAACCCTGTGTAGGAATACGATATCCTATACCATAAGGTTTAGATTCTACTTCTACACCGTCTACCATTCTACTACCTATTATACCATTATCAATTAACCATTTGCGTTTACTATAAAAACTTACACTTTTAAGTTCTTCTGGTAATATATCTCTAAAGAAGTTTTCACTAAGTATAACTTGCATATGACCTTCTTTAGCTAAGAATTTTAATTTCTTTCCTTGATTAAAAGCTGAACCTAATTCTGCATCAGTTTTTACACTTCTACCAACAGCTTCATATGCAAATGAAGACATCTGAATAGCAGAACCACCAGGAGTATTTACATCTACTACTGCTTTATTGACAAAAGAAGTTATCTTAGTTTGAATCCAATCTCTAATACTTTGAGCTTCAATTGGTACTATAATATCTCCATTTTCATCAACTGTTAAATTGGCAATTATTTCAGCAGACATACCTGAATTTGTAGCCTATCTCTAAAGATAATTTACTATTTTGCGATTATCTACTTTGCCGTTAGTAAAGAACTCTTTTCTTATTTTATTCTAACCTATTCTGGATAGTGAGTTAATAGCATCCATAATGTTCTTCTTAATTTCAGAACCTTTTACAGCTAATCCTTTATTTTCTCCATAAGTACGAGTATCTACTACGTTAGCAAAACCAATTTTAATAGCTTGTGTACCAAATGATCTTTCAAGGTGTTCGTGTGGATCAGTATTTAACTGCAACCTAATTTGAGTTAAATCCTAAGTATATGTTGCCAATCCTTTACCAGAAATGCCGTCTATATCACTATTAGATGTTAATTCAGATAAGTTTACTTTACCATCTTTATAGAATGATAACTTCTTTCTACCACCAACTTTAATAGCTGATTCAAACGCTACCATGTCTATATAACCTTTACTAGCATCATTCATACGATCGTATAAATATTTATTATCAGCTTTAGCAAAAGTCTTAAATAGTGGGAATAAAGCCATTTTATCAAATGTGTTTACATTCATACCAAGAGTCTAATCAAAGTGATCACCAAAGTAAACCATTTTAAGAGGTTGTGTGATAGCTTTAATTGCTTTTTGATACTTCTCAGTATCACTCAACCAGCTATCATCAGACTCCATAATGTTATAAGCTTCTTCAATTTCAGGACTCCATTCTCCCAAAGACTTCATCAATCTCTTATAGAATTCTGGTCTGATATAAACAGCCGCATCAGCTTGATTAATTTCTCCATCTGCATATGGTTTAGCGCTATTTTTAGCTTGTTGTTCAATAAACTTAATAGCATCTGGATTCTTTTTACGTAATCTACCTAATGTACTTTCTATAGCGTGATCATCCTTAACAGCATTTAATGCTTGCTAATCAGTAACACCAAACTCTTTTTGGAACATATCCTTTATTAAGGATTTTCTAAACATACTATATAATGTATCATATACTGTAGATCCTATTTCATTGTCTGATAACTATAATACTTGGAATTTAGAATCACTTCTATCTTCCTAATCCTTAGTATCTCCCCATTTAGTTCTCAAGTTTGTTCCAGTAGACAGTACTGAAGATAGACGTTTAATTTTATCTACATCTCGACCAGTTATCATATAATAAGCAGAATAACTTGATTTATCTCCATCTGGGTCATGTTTATCTATCCAAGCTTCTAATGTTCTTTCATCTGATATAACAGGCACAAATGAATCATCATTGGGCTTATATACCATAAGTTCTTTTTGCCATTTATATAATGCTGGATCTCCAGTAAAACATTTCTCTATTTCTATAGTAGAAATCGCACTGTTGATGGCATGTGAAGCTATGATAGAGTATATCACATCTGTTCCTTTATCTCTACTATCAGTTTTAGAACTTATTTTTTCAAATTCTTCTACAAAGTTTATAGGTATATACTTATTACTTAAGTCTTCACCTATTACACCTAACTCTACAGCTTTTGATATTTCATTATTTACATAACCTACTAATAAATCATTGATAGCTTCCTTAATTACAGTATCGTTATCTAATGCCTATTTGATTACATTAAGAATATCTTGTATAGATTGTGAGTCATTAGAATATTCTGCTTTAGCTAGAATTTCATTTAAATTATAAGTATCACCATTAATGGTTATCTTATTAAAATATCTAAATCTTCCACCATTACCGTCAGAGAACTTCCCCTTTTTACTACCATAGTAATTACCAACTGATAGATTGGGATTGTCTATAACACTTTGTTTAGTAGCAAAATACTTCTATATGGCATTATATTCATCTCTTAAATATCCTTTGAATATGTTTAAAGTTCTATCTGAGAATCTTCTCTTTTGATCCTAAAATATAACTCTAGTTATATCTCCGTTTTCATTGTATTCGTAATCAGTGATAGCTGTAGATGGTAAGAAATCCTTGACCATTTGAATACCACTTATAGTGTGCCATGTCTTTTTATCAGACATAGTAGGGCAAAATAAGTGATTATTAAATCCAAATGTCATTTTAGATAAGTAATCCTCTATAGGAGATATACCAAAGTAATCACGATTAGTGTTTTGCAGATTCTCTTCTAAGTTTAGATAAGTATTTAATTTAATTAAATCAGCATTACTGTTTATAGATTGTAATAACAAAGAATTTGCAGAGTAAGGATTTTTGCCTAATAATTCTCTTTTACCGTTCAAATTATATTTCAACCATCTTATTTGGTCTGACATATAATTATTCTCTGTAATAGGATATACTAGATTACCATCCTCTCCAGTTACACTAAATTCTTCTGGAGATGGGTGTGTTCTACCCCAAGCTATAGCCATTAGATTTATCTAAGCATCTGGTTTTCTACTAGTAAATATTCTATCAAATGTTCTAGCAGTTTCTCCACTTCTGGATTTTATACTACTTGTACCTCTAATTGCAGCTATGTTAATATTATTTAATATACTTTTAGTTAAAGAAGTACTAGCATTTGCAGATCTCCAGAAATTCTCAAATGATTGCATGTTAGGCTAACCTGTTCCATTAGTAAGTAAATAGTCTAATGCTAAATCATCCATATTAATAGATAGATTGTTACACATATCTATAAAGCTAGATCTAACTTTAACATAATCATCCAAAGTTTTATCTTTCTTTTTTAATACATTATCTATAAATATTTTATGTTTCCATACAGCAGAGTGAAACTTATCTTGATTTATAGTTCTAGTACCATCCTCATTAACATCAATTAAATCTGACAAGAAGAACTATTGCGACCATTTCTTTGGTAATCTACTTATCTTTCTATATACATCAGAATTCTGAATTCTCCATTTTAATTTATTAGAATATTCTTGTGTAGCATATTCTATTTGTTCATCAGATCCTCTCTGTGCAAAAGGTATCTGCTTTCTTTCTACAATTATTGCAGTTAAACTATTTTTTGCACTTTTAACTGTATTTAATATTTGAGTCTAAGTGACTTCATCAATAGGATCATCTTTTGAAGTTAACTTATTATATACAGTCATAAAGAACGGATCTACTTTACCAAGATTATAACACTTATCTACTAAGTCTAAATAACTTTCAACGTTCCATAGATTCTCTAATATCTTATTCCACACAACATTGAAATCTTCAGATCTAGTAGTCATCAACAAGTCATCTTCCTCTTCTACTAAGTATTTATTACCTGTTTCTGGATCAAATTCGTATTTAGTTTTAGGAATAGAATAAAAGAATAGTTTCGCTTTGAAAGCTACATTGGCTTTTTTACTTATTGTATAACTTTCTTTATCCCAAGTATTATCAGGATTATCCCCAAGTTCTCTTTCTTCTCTTTCTTGTTCTTCTGATTCTTCAGTATTCTTTTTAATAATACTAAAGTTTCTTAAGTAATCATCTATTTGTTTCTTAAATACTTCTTTATTATTGATTACATCTTTGATAAGTTGTTCTTGAGATTCATCATACATTCCTAACTCTAAGTTAGTAGTTAGAATATCATCGAATATATCATTAATCTTCTTAGGTAAACTTTGTAAATCTTCAATACTACTAATATTAAATGTATCCATTACTGTAGCATTTAAAGAATCTACTACTGCATAGAAAGTAGTAGCATCTGCTATAGAAGCTATTTTCTTTAATTCTTTATCCTCTACTCCTGGAACGTAATAGTACAATGTACCGCCAAATCTTTTTTCAAAATCTTCTAGTACAGACTTAGATGGTTTATATTTTGAAAACTCTCCTTTACGTATTTTATTAAATAAAGTTCTTACTAAATCTCCATTCCTAGTAATACCTAATACTTTAAGTATTGCATTAAATAATTTCTTAATTCTATATGCTATAGATGGTTTAGTTTCATTTAGCATATATTGTCTGAATTCTTCAGCAAGAGCCTCTTCTACTTCTTGTTTAGAAGCATCCTTTAAATATGGATATTGTTTTACGTAATCTTGATATACTTGTTCTCTAAGCTTATCATTTATTAATAACTAACTTACATAATGGAAACCTTCATGGAATTCTACTCCTTGCCCAGATTGTTCTGATAAGAATATTCTAGCTGCTGTATCACTACTAAGTCTATCCATACATACTTTTAAAGCACCATATACTTGTGGAGCATTAGCCATTCTAAATACTGCTTCTGAAGTAACAATATCTGATTTGTCAATACCTAGTTTGTCTTGCAGCCACTACCTAGCTTCATCCACATTTAATTTACCTTCGCCTTTTACTTGTGAAGTTAAACCCCTTTTAGCTAATTTCTGAGCAGCTTGCAGTTTACCGTTTCTACGAATTATTTGCCATTTACCAGTTTTATATTTGTATTGAGGAGAATTAGCTTTCATCCAATCTTTAATCTATTCTTCAGACCAATTCTCATCAGTAGAAACATATTCTATACCTGTAGTAGAAATAGGTTTATTATCTAATTTTACTTGTTTATTGTTAGTTTCCTCTACCTTTTTCTATGCTGATTTCTATACTGGCTATTGTTTGCTTGCACTAGCTAATTCTGTTTCAGTAACTTGTGGTACAGCTACTCCGTCTGTATATATGAAAGGAGCTCTGTATATAGTATCACCTAAATCTGTTTCAATTTTACCAGTGTTAATTAACCAAGTAAGTAAAGACACTGGTCCTTTATCAGTACCTATTCCTAAGTCTTCTCTAGTAAAAGCTAATTGCTCTAAACCTGCTATCTTAAATTGTTTAGCATTCGGATACTGTTTAAAATAAGAAGTAGCTAGTCTAACAATACTATCTGGTATAGGTTCTAATAAAGCATACTTATCTGTATTCCAATGCAGATCTTTAGCTATTTTTCTTATAGCTAATTTATGCTGAGATTCTGAAGCTCTGCTAGGATCAAATTCTACTTTTATGTGTCTACCGTTAGAATTTCTTACAGCAAATTGTATATGCGTATTACCTTCTTCAGGATGATAATACAACATTTTATCCATTAGAAATGGATATTTTTCTCCAACTTCATCACCAATAATGGTTTTGGAACCATTATTAACAATAATATCAAGCACATCTTGCTCAGCTCCACCAAGTTTTACTTTACCAATTAATAACTTATATGCTAATTCAGCTAAAGAATTAACCTTACCATCTTTTCCCAATTCAACTTCATCTCCATAAATATCATAATCTAATTTATGTATAGACAATTGAATAGGAGCTATAGAACCATTAGGTGTTTGTTCTGCTTTTGGGAATATATATAATGCTCCAGATTTACCAACACCATTACCAGCTAATTCGTCATTGGACCCTAATTTGCGAATTACAAAAGTTTCAGTAACAAAGTCTTTTACAGAACCAGTACCATAACCAATTTGCAATTCCTTTACTTGTTGGTCTAACTTTCTTACGTTATTTTGTTCTAATCCAAAGTCATTAACTTCTGTAAGTTTACGTCTTACAGGAGCTCCTTCTGGAGATTTTTGGTTATTAAATTCTCCATTACTTATTCTTAATTTAGCTGGTTTAACAGACTTTATAATAGTAGTAGGTATAGTTTTATTACTACCAAGGTAAGCATTTACTATCTGTTGCCTAATTTCTATTAACTTTTCTTTCTGCTTTTGTAACTACTGAACTTGTTCAGAATTATAATTACCAGATGCTATTTCTTTATCTACATAATCTGGAGTTCTTAGAGAAGCTATCATTACTCCATCAGTATCTTCTAATACTAAGTGAATAGCTTGCATATATGGAGAAGTGTCTCCGTATCTATGGTTAGTTACTATATAATAAGCATTTACAGAATTTATCCAACCGTTCTTTAAAAGTCTTTTAGATCATTCTTTTCCTGGTAATACAGGTATTACTTCTCCTTTACTATTAGTAAAAGTAATAGGTTTACCATTCACAGTAATATTCATTGGAGATGTAGCATCTGGTTGGAAGAAAAACGTGTTAGAAACATGTTTTACTTTCTATACCTTTCTATTACTCAATGCATCAGAGTTATTAGTAACAGTTTCAGGTTTCATATTAGCGTAGCCAGTTTCTCCATATACTTCAGTAGAAGTATCTTCTAGCATTTGAGCTTCTGCTGCCAATACTTCATCAGATATAAAAGTAGTTCCATCATTTACATATATACCTCCATCAACTATAGTTATAGTAGGAGCATCCTGAGCAGGCTTGCTGTCTTCTACTTGAGTTGGAGTTGGTGGTACTGGATTACTTTTATCTTTTGTATTAGTGTTCTGTTCTTCATTTGCTTCTTGAGCATCTGTAGCTACAGCAATTTCTGGTACTTCTTCAGATGTTTGTTCACTAACACCAGATACTTCATCAGGATTCTATAAAGTTCTGTTACGTATATCTTCCTATTCTAGCTCTTGTGGAGAAGGTGTGCTATCTTCTATGTGACTAACATCGTCTACAGTTACATCAACTTTTTCTTCTCTGGCTATAATATCCTGTACTTCTTTTTCTGGCTATTGTATCTATTCTTCTATAGAACCTTCCACCAGAACATCTTCGTTACTAGGTTCTATTTCTAACTATCTACCTTTTTGATTTAGTAAAGCTTGCTCTTCTTCTCTAAGAATTTCATCTACATCTGTAGACATAGACTCTGGTATTACAGGTTCTGCTGTTTCTGTTTTAGTTTCTTGTACTACAGGCTGTTGTTGTACTCCTTCTTGTATTGGAGTTTCTGGTTTAACTTCTACTTTTTCTTGTTTCTTAGTAGTATCTTCAATAGCAGCTGCTGGATTTTCTATTACTCCCTCTTCTGGTAGTACTTCACCAGCTTCCTCTTTTTCTTTTCTAGCAACTTTTTCCTATCTAACGGATTTACTTAGATGTTCAGCAAATAACGAATTGGCTACAATTCTAGATGCACGTTCCTGATCAGCTAATTCTAGTAAATCATTATACTTCATCTGAGCTTGTTGATTATACTTAGATATAATAGATTTTCTACTAGGTTGAGGTTTACCTTCTCTTAGTGCTTTATCTGTATATTCTTGTATAATATTATCCTATTGCTCTTCAGATAAATCTTTGAACAAATATCCTTTGATATCCTAATATGATTCTGCTTTAAGTTTACCAGTAATATAAGCTGTGGCTTGATCTCTCAATCTATCTCTTACAGCTTTATTCATTACAAACGCTGTTACATAATTCTTTATCTATTCAGCATTTACTGGATCTTGAGCCTAATCTAAATTTTGTATACCATATGTACTTACTATTTGTTGAACGTTTCTTTCTATTCTTTCTTTTTCTCTTTTAATGTAGTTTCTCATATTATTTATATTTCTGAGATCTACATCTAAACCAGTATCCTCTGATAACTGTTGTAAAGTTTTAGTTCTATTAGTAAGAGCTTTATACAAATCTGTTATAGCTTGATTCTATAATTTTAGATAAGTAATATCATATACAGCATTTGAATATTCATCAAAAGTAGGTAAAGTAGATAAAAAATCTTGTTCTATTTCGTCTGCATATTCTGGAGTAGCGTTCATTTTGTATTGATAATCTTCATCAGACTATCTTTTACTTTCAACAAATGCATCATAAGATTCTCTAGCTTTTTGTAGGAATACATCATCTTTATTAGTTTTACCTTGCTCTATTATCTTTTCTAACTCTTTGGTTACATCGTTAGTTGATTGCTCTGCCTCATTCAATCTATCTTTAATATGTAGATAGTTCTTAACTATTTTTCTATGCTCAGAGCTGCCTCTCTTAATACCTAAATCTTTTAAATTTTCATCGATAGATTTATTACGATATTCAGCCCACAGATTAGTAGCTAGATTTTTATCTTCATCTATCATTTCATCTGTTACTCCAGGCTGTTTCAATTTTTTAGCAGACTCTAAATAATCTGTAACATAATTAATATCTTTACCAGCTTGTAAAGCATCGAGGAAGACATCCATTTTGTTATCCTGTTCAGCATTACTATATCCTTTAGCAATAAGTTTTTGTACTTCTTTATCTGAAGCATACTGTCTTACTGCATTTTTCAATTGTACTGCATTACCAGCAAATGGCATTACTAAACCTATGAATCCACCAATATCCATCGCCTTCTTTAATTCATCATCTGTATTTAGATAATTATCATTTGATAAACCAAAGTAAGCAAGATTGGCTTCATACCCAAGAATACCGGCATTATATGCAGCAGATATAGGATTTATTCCTTTATCTTTTAAATAGTCGTATTCTCCTCTTTGATATCTACTACCAACTACAGATTGAACACCTTCTTCACTACGTTCAGATACAAAATTAATAGCATTAGCTTTAGCAAATTTACCAATATTTTCTAACAAGTGTTTCCTAGTAATATTTTGTCCAGGTCTAGACGCTTTGTTCAGAATATTTTCCACCCCTCTGTCAATAGCTTTACCCAAACCAATCTAGTCTACTATACTTGGTATTTCATCTAATGGTCTTTCTATACCTCTAGCTTTTGCTAATGCTTTACTAGCCTAATTCCATAGTATTTTACCCCCATAGGAAAATGGCATACTTTGTAAATAATCTGAATAACTTAAAGCATCATTCACATCTCTAACCATTTGTAAGCCATCAAAAGCATCGTTTCTGATTTCTTCAAAATCTTTTTGATCTGTAGTCAGACCTTGAGCTAAACCAGCTTGTAGTTTTTCATTTTCGTCCATCTAATCTACAGGATAACCTAACTAACCTAATCTAGGTTCCCAAGATTCTAATACTCTATTTACATCTGTCTTATTATCGTTAGCACTTTGCAATACTCTTTGCTGATAGTTGTCAAACACTTCACTAGCTGTTTCAGATTGCCTGTAATATTTAGCTAACCAAAGATTAAAAGCTGATTCTCCTAAAGCAATTGCTGTAGCTGCTTGACCAATACCTGGAACAGCAGTTATAGCACCTCTAACAGCTAGACTTCTAGCTGCTTTATTAGCCAATATTGAAGTTCCTGTTTGTAAGAACATCATTTCTATTTCAGACAAAGAACTACCAATATGACCTAGATTATAAAACCAAGATTTAGGATCAGTAATAGATAACTCAGATTCATTTACTCTCTACTCAAATTCTTTAGTAAGAGCGGTAGGATCGTACAACCAATTACCTTTCTTTAAAGTATTCTATCTTTTTACTATCTTAGCTGTTTTATCTTCGTATTCATCATTAGCATCAGATAACACTTTCTAAATAGCGTCTAATCTTTCTTTATCAGACATTTGTTGCTATTTATTGTTCCATAAGAAATCTTGTTCTTCCTAGTTTAATGCATTATCTTCTAACGCTGTAGCTATATTATCTAGCGGATTTACGTTGAATATATTATTATCTTTAAAGTCATTTAGCAAAGCTTTAAAGTTTATAGCTATACTACCATTTACATTCGTAGGATCTGTATCGTAGAATAAATCTCTTAAGTACGGATTAGATTTAGCATACTCTTTTATATTAGGTTCTAACTAATTGACAGTTTGTACTGCTATTTTCTATTCATCTGTAAGTATATTATTAGAGATATTATCTACAATAGACTTAGCTTCTAAATAGTTTTGAGCTTCCTATATCTGTGGTATCCATTTAGATTCTGTTTCCATTAAATTGTCTTGTAATTTAGACAATCCAACACTAAGTCTTTCTTTTTGTATATACTGATATAATGGATTAGCATTATCTAATACATTAGTTATTAGTTTTCCAGTATTCCATACAATATCTTCAGCTAAAGATCTTTTATTATCTTTAGCTTCTTCTACTACTGGCACTTCTTGTTCTGTAGTAAATTCATTTATTCCATATGACTATGGTAGTTGCGATATATCAAACCCTTCGCTGTACGGAGTCATAGCTTCCCTCACTAGCTATTGTCCTAGTGAGGGGGAATTCAAATTAAATTTATTTTTCTTAGCCATTTTTATGCGATTTTATTTTTCTTCTTCTCCGGCAGAATAACCAATGCCGTAAGCTTCCTATTGTGTACTTGGATATAATTCAGATCTAAATGCATCTGTCATAGATAGCTTCCATGCTTGTTGATCTAAGTATTCAGTATTTAATTTATCTTGTGGATCTGGAAGTTTATTTAGTAATTCTATCTACCAATATACATCTTCTGTAGGAACGTTGTAAGATACCTTTCCTTCATAATTATATTTACTGCTGTACTCTCCTTCTTCTAAATATCTTTGAAATGGTAGTTTACGTTTATCACCTTCTTTTATTTCTGTAGATATAGACACCTTACCAGAGCGATCGTATATTCTTTTAGCTCCAGATATAACCATATCTGCGTCTGTTATACCTAACGCATCTAATTGACTTTGGGGTATAGCTACTGTAATTACCTAACTAGAATTAGGCTGTACTTGTCCATTTTTATTTACAGGTAAAGTAAGAATATTACCTCCCTATTGAAGAATAACATTAGTAAGCTTACCGTTTTTAAGAGCATCTCTAAACTTATTCTTTCCAGATTCTACGTGTTTATAACCAGCTATTTCAGATATAACATCTGTGGCTAAATCTAATTGTCTAGGATTAGCTATTACTCTGTATTTACCTAATGGAGTAGTAACTGTTTCAGATGTAATACCCGGTATAGTAGTTTGTAACAAATCATTTACAGAAGCTATAGGAGATGGAGCTGCAAATCTATTCAAAATATCATTAGTAGCGTTTGATAAATCTATATTAGTTAATTTACCATCTGTAGCATATTCTTTAAATATTTCATTAAACAGTTTATTTGGTGTGTAACTATTAGATTCATTATATATTTTTCGTAATTGTTCCTTAAATATATTTGCAGATAGAGTATCATTTGATTCGACAGCTTTATTATATTGATCGGTTAAAGAATTTATCTGATCTCTATATTTATTAGCTATGTAAGCTTGAGTTCCTAATTTAAATGCATCTCCACCAGTAGCTGCAATAGATTCTGTCAATCTAAAGGGTTTTTGAGCAGTTTGTTGTCCTGTTCTAGCTCTCTTCAATCTATCCTCTTCGTATATCTTAGATAAAGGATTAAGTTCTCTATCTTCATATGCAAATTCTCTACCAGCTCTATATATACGATTAGCAAATAAAGCATTAGCTTGTTCTGGAGTATATCCTTGCTGTATTAATACTTGTATATGTTTCTGTGCTTCAGGAGTGTTATATATAGCAGAAATATTGTTAGCTATTTCTTGATCTGTTCTTTCAGATGAAACTCCTCTCCAATCATAAGCACCTTCTTGTCTAATAAATCCAGGCTTTAGATTATCAACATAAGGCTTTACTAAGTCTACTTCTGACTTATAAGCTAATGGAGCAACATCATTAAATACTCCACTATCTAAAGTATTATAATTAGTAAAATCAACTTCATGCCATAAAGGATTATACTTACCAGATAGCATAAGTTGTTGATTTACTTTCTATCTCTAAAGTAATCCTTCTTTGCTCTATTGTAACTAGCTTAATTCATTATAAGGTCTAGTATTAATAAACGATTGTATTAAGGATCTACCTTCTGCTGTCTTAATCAAATCTGGATTAGCTGCTAATTTGTTTACTACATCTTGTCCAGCTCTAACCGTTAAATCATACCATCTCTTAGTATCTACAGCTGATGGTGATCTAAACTCTGACCACTTAGTAAACTGATTACCTAAATCCTAATAAGCTTTATCTACTCTTTCGTTATTTGCTTTACCTATAGCATATAACTATTCAAAGGGTATTGGTGTATACTAACTAATATACTCACTTTCTATTGGTTTATCAAATCTATTCGTTGCCATTATCTTTTCAAATTATTATATAATTTAGTTAATTGATCTGATGTCATACCGTATTCCAAATAAGGTAACATAGCTTCTAGTACAGCAGAGTCTCTTTTAGTTAAACGTTTATCTTTACTTATCTACTATATTCTTGTAGATAAATCACCAAATCCTTTTCTACGAATATTTCTAGTAGCTGCATCATTTTGAGCTTGTTCTACAGAAGCTAAATGTCTAGCATTAGCATACTGTTGTCCCCATTGATTAGCTATTTGAGCATTGTTAAATGCCATTTGATTTTCAGCATTATTTTTAGTAGCATAAGCATTAGCAATAGCTTTATTTCTATTAACAGCTGACTACAAACCAAATGCCATGTTAGCTCCAGTGTTAGGATTAATATTAGCCATATTGTATCTAGCAATTCTATCGCTTAGAGTAGCTTCTCTAAGTATAGGATCTATATTATAATCAGTAGGACCATATACTGGATCATAAGTATATGTTTCTACTCTTTCAGGACTACCTGAGAATATATTACCAATAGGTCCAGCTAATGCGGCTATATTATCTATTAAATCTAACCAATTATTATCACTTGGATTTTTTGGTTTTTTACTATCTGTACTATATGTATTACCTACTGGAAGTTGTCCAGGATTACCAGTATAGTTAAAGTATTTACTACTTCTAGCATTAGCAGTATCTACATTACCAATAGGAGCATTAATATTATAAGGAATGCCTAATCTACTTGCTACTTCAGATGATGGTATATGTCTAGGTCCATTACTTTGATTAGATCTACTATCTACATATGCTTGACCAATCTTATGCCAATCGCCATACTTTCTGTCTGTCATTAAAGATCTAGCTTGTTCTACTGTAGGTATAA